TCAGTTTTGTGACCGGCGCCTGCGGTCGGGACCGTTGAGGACGACGCGTTCGGTCATCTCGGCGAGGCGGGAGGCGATGCGGTCTCCGAGGGCGGTGCGGAGGGCGTCGGTGGGGAGATTGGTGGTGATGAGGGTGGGGCGCAGATGCTCGTACCGGTGGTTGATGAGCCGGTAGGTGAGCTCCTCGGTCCACTCGCTGTTCTTGGCCGCGCCGAGGTCGTCCAGGAGCAGCAACGGGCAGCGGACGAGGGTCTGCAGGTCGCGTTCGGCGTCGTGGCCGGAGCGAGGGCGCAGGCGGGCGTACAGGTCGGCGGCGGTGACGGCCTCCCAGCGCAGCCGGACTCCGGCGGTGAGCAGGGTGCGGATGGCGCCGTATGCCTGGTGGGTCTTGCCGGTTCCGGTGGGGCCGGCGATCAGCAGGGAGGGGCCTTCGGCGATGCCCGGTGCGCGGCTGGGGCCGGGGCGTCCGGCGGCGGCGATCGCCTTGGTCCAGGCGGTGACCTGCTGGTGGTCGCTCAGCGCGTGCCGGTATCGGGCGGGGATGCGGGCATCGGCCAGCTCCAGGGCGGTGACCGGTTCGCTCGGGGGCTCTTGCGTGGTGGCGGCGTCAGGGTCGATGCCGCGTGCGGTGAGGATGGCACCGAGCCGCTCGGCGAGCGGGCGGAGGCGGTCCGGTGCGTGGGTGAGGGTGGTGGTCACAGTTCACCCCCGTAGGCGGCGGCGACGTCGGTTGGATTCGTCCACGACCGGTGGGCGGTCTCAGATGCGGCCTGGGCGGCGTTCATGGCCTCGTGGACGAAGCTGGGCAGGGTGCTGGGGTGCATGGCCTTGGCCCGGTGACGGTCAAGACCGGCACGTATGTGGTCGGGGGCTATGCCCTCGCCGAGGAGTTTTTTGACTTCGCTGCCGAGGTGTCCGAGCACGCCCGCAGGCGGTCGGTGGCTGCAGGCGGCCGCGTACTCGCCTATGAGGTCCTTCGCCGAGACGGTCTGGGGTGCGGGTGCGGGGGCGCTCGCGCCCCCCAACGGGGTAGATCCTAGTGACCTGAGTCGGAGATTCGTCGTTAGTTGGGTATGAGTCGTCCAGGCCCGAAGATTCCGCCGTTGTCGGTCACTGATGCCCAACGGACCGTGCTGGAAGGCTGGGTGCGTCGCCGCTCAACGGCCCAGTCTCTGGCTCAGCGCTCAAGGATCGTTCTGGAGTGCGCGGAGGGGCACTCGATCATGGAGGTGTCACGCCGGCTCGGTGTTACTGCGGACATGGTCCGCACCTGGCGGCGGCGCTTCCTCGAACGTGGCCTGGACGGCCTGTCCGACGAACCACGGCCCGGCGTCCCACGGAAGATCACCGACGCGGACGTCGAGCGTGTCATCGTCAAGACGCTGGAGGAGAAACCGAAGAACGCCACCCACTGGTCGACCAGGTCCATGGCGGCGGCCACGGGCATGTCCCAATCCGCCGTCTCGCGGATCTGGCGGGCTTTCGCCCTGGCCCCGCACCGGTCGCAGACGTTCAAGCTCTCCACCGACCCTCTGTTCATCGACAAGGTCCGTGACGTGGTGGGCCTCTATCTCGATCCGCCGGAGAAGGCCCTGGTCCTGTGCGTGGACGAGAAGTCGCAGATCCAGGCCCTGGACCGGTCCCAGCCCGTGCTGCCGATGATGCCCGGTGTCCCCGAACGACGCAGTCACGACTACGTCCGCGCCGGCACCACCACCCTGTTCGCGGCCCTGGAGGTCGCCACGGGAAAGGTGATCGGCTCCCTGCACCGGCGCCACCGGGCAGTGGAATTCAAGAAGTTCCTCGCCAAGCTCGACAAGGAAGTCCCCGCCGGCCTTGACGTGCATCTGATCCTCGACAACTACGTCACCCACAAGACGCCCGCGATCAAGACGTGGCTGCTGGCGCACCCACGCTTCCACCTGCACTTCACACCGACCAGTTCATCCTGGCTGAACCTGGTCGAGCGATGGTTCGCCGAGCTGACGCAGAAGAAACTCAAGCGCGGTGTCCACCGCTCCGTCCAGGCCCTCGAACGCGACATCCGCAGCTGGCTCGCCGACTGGAACGAACACCCAAAGCCCTTCGCCTGGACCAAGACTGCCGACGAAATCCTCGACAAAGTCGCCGCATACTGCCGACGAATCTCCGACTCAGGTCACTAGATCCCTGTTCCTAGATCCTAGATCCGGACCGTGAGCACTCGTCGAAGGCTCCGTGAGGTCTCCCTGCGTCAGCGCTGAGGACTCACGGAATCGGCCCTGACCTGCATATTCGTCGCTCATCGTGTCTTCCGTGACACCTCCGGGTGCCGGTGCGGAGGGCTCAGTGAGGGGTGTGTGCGTCGGCGGTGAGGGCTCACGCGGAACGCTCTGATCGTGGTGGGGGCAGGCAGGATGGCGTACCCCGCTGGGACGGTTGACCTTCTGGTGCTGGGCGAAGGTGACGACGTGTAGGTACCGCTTGCCGTTGGCGCCTTGGTAACGGCAGACCAGCTCGGCGGTGTGGAGCTGGGCGAGGTCGTCTTCGACGCCAAGAGGGCCGTGTTCGGGGCGCAGGGACCACAACAGGCCGGCGATGACGGCGGGCTGGTCGCGGAACCGGCCGTAGTCGTCTGCCTGGGTGAGCAAGCCGAAGAACGTCCGCTCGGCGGACAGAGAGACCGCCGCGAGGGACTCCGAATGGAACGCCTCGGGCTTGATGGTGCGGATACGGGCGATGTCGATCGACCACCTTCGTCGCAGATCGGGGGAGGGAATTCGGCGGTGCCAAGGGCATGGACAAGACAGCCACACCAGGGGCGCAAAAGTCCAGAGTTGGTTCTAAAACTCTGTACTACTTCCGGGCCGGTCGGGAAAAAGTAGACCCGGATCCCCGGTTGCCGAAATCGACCCTTCGAAATCTCCGGCGGCCGGTGCATCGCTCACAGCAGACGAGAAAGGGTTCCCGCTGTCGCGGAACGCAAGCTACAACACATCCATGCCGCCGCGTTCTCTCGAAATTGGTCCCGCAGGAAGGGTCATCGCCCGGGCAATCGTGCGCGCCCGTACCGCCCGCAGCTACTCCCAGCGTCAGCTCGCCGCCCGTGTAGGCGCCCTCGGCCGGTTCATGACCGCCACCGCGCTCTCCCGCATCGAACGCACCGTCCGACGCTGCGACATCGGCGACTTCGTCACCATCGCCACCGCGCTCGGAGCCTCCCCGCACACCCTCCTCGCCAGCCCTCCGAGAGACCGGGGCCATGCGGAGCGGGCGGAAACATAGCCGACGATCGCCGGTTTCCCAAACCGGCGATGCTCCGCATCATTGAATATCCCGGCACCTCAGCGTGCCGTCTTTCGGTAATCCACTCTTTCCATGCGAGGAAACCCCCTTTGCCCCGACCCCTCATGAGCCCTGCCCGAAACCCCCTCGACAACGAGGAGGCGGGGCGCTGATGAATGGCTCCAGCCGCTCGCGCGACAAAATGACCGTGGATGAACTCTGCGCCGAGCTTCAGGTATCGCGGTCCACCTTTTACGACTGGCGTCAGAAAGGCAGGGCGCCACGATGCGTGAAACTTCCCAACGGGAGCCTGCGCATCCGCCGCAGTGACCTGGAGAACTGGCTCACCGACTGCGAGGGCAGCGCGTGACAAACCGGTCCTTCAAGGTCCGCTTCTACAAGACGGAGGTCTACAAGGGAAAACGTGGCACGACCTACACCGTGCGCTGGTCGGTGAACGGGAGGCGGCACGGCGAGGCGTTCAAGACTGCCGCCTCGGCCGATTCTTTTCGCGCCGTCCTCCTCGTCGCCGCCAACAACGGAGAACCGTTCGACCAGGACACCGGCAGGCCGACGTCGCACGCGGCATCGGCGGCCGAGGTCACCTGGTACGACTTCGCCCTGCGCTACGTGGACATGAAGTGGTCCCGAATCTCGGCCAACAACCGCATCAGCACAGCCAAGGCCCTGACCAAGGCCACGCTCGCGCTCCTGCGAGTCGAACCGACCCAGTACGACCCCATCGAAGTCCGCAAGGCCCTGCGCGAGTACGCCTTCAACAAGAACCGCCGGGACGAGGCCCCCTCCGAGCTACGAGCCATCCTCGCCTGGATTCGGCGCAACTCGCTGCCGATGAGCGCCTGGGAGGACACCAAGCACGTCGACGCCGTGCTCCACGCCATCGACACCCGAATCGACGGCACGCCTGCTGCCGCAAGTTCCGCCAAACGCTATCGCCGCGTCTTGAACGTCGTCCTGCGCTATGCCATCCGCCAGAACGTCCTGGCGGACAACCCGTTGCCCAAGGGGAGGGACGAGAACGCCGCCCCGAAGACCTCCGGCGCAGTCGACAAGCGCTCCCTCCTCAACCCCGGGCAGGTGGCTGCCCTGCTCGTCTGGGTTGCCTCCCGCCCGCGCACCGGTCACCGGCTCACGGCGTTCTTCGCGACGCTCTACTACGCCGGACTCCGCCCTGAGGAGGCGGTGGCGCTCCGCGTCGAGGACGCCGTTCTCCCTTCCAGCGGTTGGGGTGAACTCCGGGTGCACACCGCAGCGCCCGAGGTCGGCAAGCAGTGGACGGACGACGGCGAGGTCCACGAGACCCGGGATCTGAAGGGGCGGGCGTCAGGGGACACCCGCACCGTGCCCGTGCATCCCGCCCTCGCATCGATCCTCCACACACTCGTCACCCAGGACCAGCTCACCGCGGGAGATCTCTTCTTCCCCGGCGAGAAGGGCGGCCTGCTCGCCGGCTCCGTCTACCGGCGAGCCTGGGACAAGGCCCGCAAGGCAGTCCTGGCGGAGCAGGAGTACCGGTCGCCCGTTGGCAAGCGGGTATACGACCTCCGCCACACGTGCCTGACGACCTGGCTCAACCATGGCATCCCGCCGGCACAGGTCGCCGAATGGGCAGGCAACAGTGTCCCGGTGCTGCTTTCCACTTACGCGCGCTGCATCACCGGACAGACCGCTGAGCTACAGCAGCGCATCGAGGGGCCTCAGAAGCTCCCTGGCGTGCCACTGGCTCCAGGCCCCGGGGGCTCGCTCTCTCCGCCTCTTCCGAGGGCGCAGGGCCGCGCACGCTGATTGCGACGGCGACGACAGGGCACACACGCAGAGGGCCCGGCTTCGGCCGGGCCCTCTGCCTATGCCCGTATGCCGAGTGGGCGAGGAGGGCCGTATTGGGCTTCGGAAGGCCAGGCGCCGCATGCCACCGGGCACGCCGAAACTTCGGGAAGTTTTCGGGAAGAACAGCCGCCGAAACCCGCCCCGGACCGGTTCCAGCCGGACGGGTCGGCCTCCCTCCGCCTCCGGCATCCGTCGGCCCGCCGAAGCCATCAAACACCCTCTGAGCAGCAAAAAGACCCTCCCCAAGGGAGGGTCTTGCGGTGCGCCCCCGGCAGGACTCGAACCTGCGGCCAAGTGCTTAGAAGGTGTGCGAGCCCCAGCGATGTGCTCACCTGCGGTTTTGCAGGTGACGCCCAACCGATTTAGGTAAAGGCGCTTGGCCCATCTCCTCTCGGATTTTGGCCAGATCGCGCCCCCTCAAACGGGGACCGCCCCGGGCGCCACTGTAGGACGCCCGGGGCGGGTAGGGCGCGACTCCGCCATCTGGACGGACCGGCGTACCTCGCGCAAGGGACCGTGCCGCGCCCTGTTTGGGGGTGGGTGATCACCAACCGGTCCAGGGTCCACGTAGTGATCATGCTTCCGCAATGGCATATGCCGAGCTTCACTCGAACGGGTAGTCGAATGCGTTGTTCGCTACTGAGCGGGGGCCGGTGCGCGGTTCCTCGTCTGTTGGGGGTTGCGACGGGTGCGGCCGGCCGGGAGTGCGTTCGGGCCATGATTGAGCCCCGGCCATCTGCCACGGGGGGAGCAGACGACCGGGGCCCGGGTGGCTCACTGCGGCCCCGCGGGGGAGGCACGACCACAGCGGCCGGTGAACGGGACGCCCGGGGCGATCCGGGGGTGATCAAGCGCCGGGCGAACCTGTCTCGGGACCGTCAGTCCGACGGCCGGATGGAGGCCAGTACGCGGCCGCGCAGCGGCTCGGCGGTCAGCTTGTCCGCGAACTGCCATGAGTACGTGGTGAACTCTTCCTCTTCGATCTTGAGGCGCTCGGTGCTCGTTCGGAACAGGAACCGAAAGTCGAAGTGGAGATGCGTCGGCTCGGCTTCCGCAGCATTCGCCGGGATCGGGCGCACGTCGATGTGCAGCGGCACCTCGTCGTGACGCTCGACCTGCGAGCGGTCGATGCCGGTCTTATCGACGAGGTCACGCAGCGCTGCGGCGAGCAGTGTCGTGTCGTCCGGCTCGACGTGCCCGCCGGGCCGCAGCCACTTACCACCGAGCGCCTTGTGATGGAGGGTGAGCACGCGACCGTCGGGGCGGAGTAGAACCGCGCCGGCGGTGACGTGCCCGCGGAACTCGTTCCGTGAGGTGATCCGGTTGCCGACGATGTCGAGCATCTCGGAGATGATGGCGAGCGCGTCCTTGTCCTCCGGGTGGCGAGTCAGGTAGGCGTCGAGGGTGTCGAGTACGTGCATTGCCTTGATCGGCATGGAGTTCCTTCGTGGTACAGGCGTCGCTCGGGCCGCCCGACGGGTTCGGGAGAACACCGTCGGGCGGTCCCGCCTCGCCGCCTGGTTTAGGTGTTGAGCAGTTCAATCTCGATCGCCAGGGCGCCGAGCGGGGCGGCTCGCTCTGTCTCAGAGCGATCGGCGCCCCGGCTCGGACGGACGTGCGTACATCCGGCAGCACCTCTACAGCTCTCACACGACGCGAGGGCAGCCTGCGATTCCGTCATGCACCCGGGACGACCGGCAGGTGCCAACTGGGGCCATCCTCGGAGTTCTCAAGCCAAATTCGTTGACGGTCCGGCTCGACGCTGACCCCGAACCGGGTTGCGGCCGGCGACCCCGCTGCGTGCCACAGCGCGAGAGACTGCTCGACCTCGCCCCACAGCGACACCGGGCCACCCTCGCGCACCAACCAGCCGTCGCCGTCCCGTGACAGCACCGCGAAGGAATCGTTCGCCGCGTCGAGGACGAAGGTACGCATGCGCCCGTCGTCGCCCGCCATGTCGAACGTGCGGGCGTTCGGCATCGCAAGCTGAGCAACGAACCCGCTGTCGGGCATGCGCAGCACGCCGGGCCCGTGCGGCGTCTCGCGGGTCTTGCCGTCGTCGTCGGCCGGCAGCATGCCGAGATTCGTCGGCGCCTCATGCTGCCGCGCCATCATGAACGCCGGATCGGCCGCGACGAAACGGCCCGTCGCGTGCTGTCCGTCCTCGACGACCAGGCGCACGAGGCCGAGCGAGCGAAGCCACCCGCGCAGCGTCGCCACGATGAGCCCGCCCGGCACGGTCTCGCGGACCCACGCCCACGGGATACCGCGTACGCCCATGGTGGCGATTGTGCGATCGGCTGCCGCGGTGCAGTCGGCGCCGGCGAGCCCGTTGCCTGTGATCAGGCGAGGGGCGTAGCCGCAGCGGTCGAGGGCGGCACGGGCTCGGCCGGCGACCCCCGGGTCGGTCTCGACCGACGTGATCTTGTCCGGCCCGAAGCGGTGGCACATGAGCGCGGTCGAGTAGCCGGTGCCCGTGCCGTACTCGGTGACGGTCGACTCGTCGTCGCCGTCGAGGACGTCGAGCATCTGCACGACGAGCGAGGGCAGCGTCGAGGACGACGTCGGGGCGGCGCCGCTGATCGGCTGCGGGTCCGACCAATCGATATCCTGCCCGTCGAACTGCGTGATCAGGGTCTCGTCGCTGTAGACCCGGCGCAGCCACGCCTCGTCGCCGACGAGCTCGGGCGTGATCGGCACGTATGTCGTGATGCCCGGGGCGTCGTTGGGCACGTAGAACGCGGGCGCGCACTCGTGCCGGGGCACGGCCTCGACCGCGGCCCGCCACGCTGCGGGCAGCTTGTCCTCGGCGGCGAGCTGCCCGGCGAACTCGTGCCGCAGCTCGGTCGCGAGATCAGGTTCGGTCATGGGTGCCTCGTTCCAAGAGATCGGCGAGTGCGGCGGTCATGGGCAGGCCCGTCGGGGGTTCCATCCATGCCCACTGCCCCGAGGGGTTGCACTCAATGAACGTCCACGCGCCATCGGCGGACAGGGTGAAGTCGAACGCGCCGAAGACGAGCCCGAAGTGCCGCAGGTACGCGAACAGTGCGCGCTCGACGCCGGGAGGGGCCTCGACGGGCGTATATGTGTGGGTGGTGTAGTCGGTGCGCCAGTCGAGCAGACCGGAGTCGATCCGCACCGCGAACACCCGCGCGCCGATCACGGTCACGCGGACGTCGGCGACCTTGTCGACGCGGGCCTGTAACAGGTGCATGGTCCCGGCGATACCGTCGTCGATCTCGTCCTCGGCGACCTCGTCGACGAGCACGGTCTGCGCGTGACCGTCGACGAGGTACAGCGGCGTCGCGAGCGGCTTGTAGATCACGGGTCCGTGTTCCTTGACGAACGCGCGGGCGTCGTCGGGCCGGTTCGTGATCAGGGTCGGCGGCAGCACGAACCCGGCCTCGGCCGCGGCGGCGAGCCCGGCCGGCTTGTACTCGGCGTCGCCGATGCGGTGCGGGTGGTTGACGTACAGGCAGTCGGGCAGCGAGACGAGCACGCCGCCGAGCCCGTACCGAGCCTGCGCGGCGGCAAAGCGGGCGTCCTGGTCGTCGAGGTGGGGGAAAGCGAACCCGGACGGGCGCCGGTAGTACAGCGCCCGCACGCCGTCGAGTTCGGCGACGCGGGTCGGGGTCGCGAGACTGCCCCGCCACCGTGCCGTGCTGCCGCCGATGTGGGCGGAGCACGACAGGGTGGCGGGGAAGTGACCGCTGTCGAACCGCACGACCGGGACGCCCCGGCCGTGCAGCTCGGCAATCACGAAGTCGGCGGTCGGGTCGTCATCGTTCGTGACGACCGCGACCGGGCGAGCGTCGTCTCGTGTCACTGGTCGGTGTCGTTACCCGTGTCCGAGTCGGTGTTGCCGGCGCCCTGCCCGTCGGGCGAGGTGCCCGTCGACGGGTTGGTGCCGCTGCTCGTACCGTGACCGGGCGACGCGACCGGGACGCCGGCCGCGTTGAAGTAACGGCCGGTCTGCGTCGCCGGGTCGATCTCGACGCGGGTGTGCTCACCCGCGACGGCCGGGTACGGCACGAACCGGCGGGTGCCCCACGGGCGGGGCGTGCGGTGGCCCTGCGGGAGCGGGGTTCCCGTCGGGATGCGTTCCGCGTAGTTGAACATCGCGTTCCTCTCGTTGGTGGTTCGGTCGGATCATGCGATGGAGCACCGCCCCCGCCGGCTGTCCTTTTTCGGCGGGTGCGGGGATCGGGGCGCCGCCTACGGGCGGCGGGTACGTGGGGGCGGTTCTGTACGCGACGGCGGCGGCCTCGACGCCGGCGGCGTACGCGTCGGTCTTGAATTCGCACCACACGGTTTTGCCGATGCGCGGGTGACGGTCTACGCCCCACGCGTCGGACAGTTCCTTGACCACGAGCAACCCGCGGCCGTGCTCGACGGTATGGCGCACCTCGCAGATGCGGCAGACACGCGGCATGTCTCGGCCGAAGTCGTACACCTCGATACGGACGCTCGCGGTGTCGGCGATCAGCCGGACGCGGAACGAGTGATCGCGGGCGCCGTACCGGACTGCGTTCGTCGACAGCTCGGAGGCGCAGACGAGCATGTCGTCGAGCCGGTCATGTTCCGATCCGAGCTGGGTCAACTGTCCGGAGATGAAGGCTCGTACGGCTCCGGGGGCATCGGGGGTGGGGGCGTACAGGATTTCGGCGGTGTGCGGCTCAACCATGACGGCCCCTCATAACGCCCACAGCAAGGATGAATGCGAGTGCGAAAAGGCACGTGAGATACGTGATCTGACGCCGCAGGTCCCGGCGCATTAGCTCACCTCGCAAAGGGCGAGCAGCCGTCGGCGCGGTTTCCGGTGTCGGCCGGCGCCCGCATAGGAGCGAGCGCTCTCTGCGGGTACCGGGGACGGCGCGGGCCTGCGGACCGGAAGGGGGTAGACGCACAGCGTGTAACGCGCGTCGTAGTCGGTGACGACGAGCTGAAAGGGGTGTCCCCCGGCGAGGGTGCGCATGGTGTCGTCGTATCGCTCGTCGCTGTCGGACCACGCGCGCAGGTCGTCGTCGGGGCGCGGGCAGCCGGGGCCGGCCTCGGTCACCGGTGCCCCGCCGAGGTACGGCTCGGCGGGGCCCGGGGACAGCAACCGGGCGTAGCGTCGCGCGGTACTGCGGGCCCAACGGGCGGCGAGTCGGGGCGTAGCGGCGCGGTAGGTGGTGAGGGGGATCTCGCGGCGGTTGCCGGCGAGACCCTCGGCGACAACTTCGCACCGGTAGGCATGGGGTGGTGGCACTGTCGGACCTCCGCGGCCGGTCCTGCTGTGGGAGTGCTTCGTGTTGGGCCCCGCCTCGCCGGCCGCTCGTTCTTTCGGTCGGCGAGGCGGAACGGCTGGGCCGCCCGGCGGGAGTCACGGGGGATTCTCGACCGCCGGGCGACCCTGCTTAGGGGCGCCGCTGCGTAGTTCGGCGTTGGCTGGTGACCGTGGCGAGTCCGAAGTACAGCCGGTCGCACGTCGCCGCCGCGTCGAGGTACTCGTCGACCTCGGCGCGGGACGCAGTCGACGACAGCTCGTCGAGCCCGACGGCGAGCAGTACCTGACCGAGCCCGGCGACGACCTGCGTCCATCGGGGGTGTTTCGGTAGGCGTAGCGCGTACGGCGAGCCGTCGAAGTGCACGAGAGTGACACCGCCGTCGTGAACGGTTACCCGCTCGCCGACGTCCGGCAGAGCGGGACCGGGCGGGCGGGCGCCGAGCGACGCGGCAACGATGCTCATCTGCCGCTCGACCTCGACCGGGTTGGCGTCCTCGAACTGTGGCGCCGGGTAGGTCAGCAGCACGGGCGAGAACACCCGCCCGTCGATGGTGTGGTCGAGCCACATGCGCGCATTGATCGTTGCGATCAGACCGGGCGTCGGCGAGGGAAGAGCGAGCGTGGTCATCAGTCGCGCCCCGCTTTCCGCATGAGTACCTTTGTGACGGATTCGACGAGGCTGTCGGGGTCAGCCGGCAGCAGCGCGTCGAGCTCGCAGACGACGCGTGATCCGCCGGGGCCGGACGCCCCGGGGTAGATCTGCTTCGTCAAGCCCTGCGACGTGCCGCAGATGGCGCACCGGGCACGGGTGTAGGCGCTCACCGGGCGCTGTCCAAATCCCTCGTTGCGAGCGCCGCGGCATACGAGCCGTACAGCGCGTTTCCGTCGGTGAGGATGGTGCCCGACGGCGGGACGATCCAGGTCCGCGAGTTCTGCGTGCGCGGCGCGACGATCGACGGGTGCGGTACCGAGATCGTGTTGCCGGCCGTGACGACGGTCGCCTCGGGCAGGTCCCAGTCAGCGACCGAGCCGGCCGGCACGAGCACCTCGACGTGCGTCTCGTTGTGCAGCACGGGCCCGACGGTCGCACCGCTGTCGCGAAGGTGCTGGACCGTCCGCCACCCGAGCGGCCGCGACATCCGGACGACGTCCCACCCGTGCCCGGCCGGCACGACGGCGAGTTCGCCCTTGTCCCACGCCATCAAGGCGTCAACGATGTTTGCGCCGGTGCCCTTAAGCCATTGCAGCGGTACCGAACTGTCGACACCGGCGGCGGCGTCGGCGAGATCCGCGCGGCGAATCTGTTCCTGTGGGCTTCGTGGGGTGCGCTCCGGCATCCTGTTGTTCTCGCTCATACTCTGCTCCGCTCGGCGGTACGGGATGACCGCACGCCGCAGCGCGCGGTCGCGAGAAAGGCAGCGTGCTCGGCGAGCCAGTCGAAGAGCTGAGCTCGCGTGTCCGCGACGTCGTCGCAGGTGTGATCCAGCGCAGCGACGATGCCCTCGGCTCGTCCCTTGGCGATCGCTTCTCGGACCGAGTGCCACATCGGACGCTCGTCGAGCGGGGTTGAAAGCGGGGCGCTGTCGAGGATCTCGCCTGCGACTATCCACTCGCGGGCGTTCGCGAAGCGGCGCAGTTCAGCGAGGATGGCCGTTGCGCTCGTGCGAGGTCCATCGACGCACGCGTAGAGAACCACAGTGGTTCGGCCGGCGGCAGCGTTCCCTAATCCCTGTCGGCGCCGCGTCTGCGCGGGGGTCCTGATCATGCCTGTAACGGTCCCGCTACAGCGCGTATCCGTACAGAACGGGGGCGTACGACTTTGAACATTGCTCTGAGGCGAAGTCGCTCGTCACGTACGACTCAACGCACCGGGCGCGCGAAGAGTCGTACGCGGCGTACGAGTTGAATGCCTGTCAGAGCGCATTCTTGGCTGTCGCGGTCGGGAACCCGGATGTGCCGGGAACGGTGCCGATCAGCTTGGACACTCGACGAAGGCGAGCCGTCGACGCCTTCCCGACCTTCGACACGATGACCTGCGGCAGGGCCTGATGCCGTGCCCAATGCGGGGCGTTCCGAAGGGCCGATTCGAGAGTGTCGAGGCTCGCATCCCACATGCGGGCGTCAGCCTGCGCCATGGCCTTATCGAGCTCGTATCGGTTCTGTGCTGCTTTGCTGAGCTGTCCCGTGTCATGGATGGAGTCGATCAAGGCAAGCGCCTTGCCGGTCTGCCCCAATGACACGTTGATGCCGACCGCCTGAGTGCTCGCCGACACGGGCCCGAAGAGCGTCCCGTGCGCCCGCACTTCCTGCCCCATGCGTGCGCCCGTGGCGTGCGACTGCGAGAGGTAGTCGGCTGCCCGGTCCTTGTTGCCCATCCTGCTCGCCACGACCGCGGCGAAGTTGATGTGTGAGCCGTAGACAGTGAGCTGCTCGGGGGTCGCACGAGAGAACCGCGGCTCGATGTCGACCGCAGCGCGCTCGGCGAGTTCTAGCGCTTCGGGCAGCCGGGCGTCACGCAGGTACACCCAGGATCGGCCCGAGACGACGAGCGCCTTTCGAAGATCGTCGCTCGCCTTCTCCGCGGCTCCCTGAGCGTGACCGATGGCTGCGTATGCGAGGTCGCGCACGCCCATCAGATTGGCGACGTACGCACAGATGCGATACGCGTCGGCCACCAGCCCCCACGCGGCGGCCTCTTCGCCGGCAGGCTGCTCGTGCAGCCGCGCGGCCGCCGAGCGGAGGAGAGGGGCGCCGATCGCGCCCGCTTCGGCGTAGTGGCCCTTCCAGTAGAGTTCCCAGCCTTGACGGGTGATCTCTTCGAGCTCGTCGAGGGTCGGTGCCTCGATCGTGGGCATGATCCCCGCCGCGGTGTCGTGCACCGCGTGCGAAAGGTCGCGCATCATCGTGCGGTCTTCCTGCCTCAGCGCGCGGCGCGGTGCCTGTTGCCCGAGGATCACGGAAGTATCGACGCTGAGCGCAGCGGCGATCTTGAGTAGGGTCGGCAGCGAAAGACGCTTGTCTTGCTCGGCTGCCTGGATGGTGGGGAGCGAGAGGCCCGTCATTTCCGCGAGATCGGACTGCTTGATCTCGCCGCCTCGAAGGATCTTGATCCGCTCGCCGTCGCTGTAATCGGACCACTGCGGCATACTGAGTACTCCGTTCCTTGCTCGACACTTGGAACGGTACGCCTCGAACCACCTTCGAAGCGACAGAAGTTGACCCCTGCCACCGGCGGGGGTCTTCGTCTGTTCGGGGGCAGGGCTGGCCCTGTCCTCCGGAAACGACGAAAGCGCCCCCGCCCGGCCGTGAGGCCAGACGAGGGCGCAGTCTTCATGAGCGGCGGCGTTCCGCCGGCAGTCCGAGGACGCTCGGGCTCGGTGGCGGTGATGGGTCGTCGGGGGGCGGTGCGCCGGCCCTGCGGCATACGAGCGCGTCGGGATCATCCGGCGGCGGTCGGAGGCTGTACCCGTCAGGGCATGTCTGCCCGTTGCGTCCGTCGGTTCCGTCTTTGCCGTCGACCCCGTCGCGTCCGTCCTTACCGGACTCGCCTGCGGGTCCGGCCGGCCCCGGGGGACCGGTCACGGTGGCGCCCGGCTCGCCCTTCGCACCGCTCGGCCCGGGGACCGGTGCCGGGGTCGACCCGGTCCTGCCGGGCTCGCCCTGGTCGCCCTTCGCTCCCCGGGCGCCGCGCGGTCCGGCCGGCCCGGGAATCGGAACCGGGACCTTCGCGCGGTCCGGCAGATTGTCGACCGCGGCCGCGGGGTCCGGCGCGGCCGGTGTGCCGCCCTTCGCCTTGATCTGTGCTCGCAGCACACGGACGTCGCCGGCGAGGGTCGACACCGCGTCGCCGCGGCGGTTCGCCTCGCTCGCGAGCTGCTCGGCGCGACCGTCGGCGTCGTCGATCCGCAGCCACACGAGGACGATCGCCCCGGACAGTACGAGCAGCACAGAGGCGACGGCGAACGTCCGCCACCGATGCGCGAGGGCGGCCTGAGCGCGTGTCACGTCGGTTGTCCCCCTAGCTCGACGATGCGCTCGCGCAGCCTCGCATTCTCGGCCGTGAGCGTCGTGATCTGCGTCTGTAGCGCCGCCTTATCGGCTCGCTCGCCGGCGAGCTCGGCGTACGCGGCGGCGAGCCGCGTCTCGTTCTCGGCGAGCTTCGCCTGCGCCTTGTCGCGTTCCTCTTGAAGTTGATCGACGAGCATCGAGTACCCGCCGAGCACGGCCCCGGACTGCGAGGCACGGTTGGCGCCCCGTTGTCCGACGATGGCGGCCGCGGCCGCTGCGAGCCCGACGACGATGGTCCCGACGGCGCCGAGCGTCGCAGCTTCCACGCGTGTGCCTCCGGTGGTGCAGGGTGAGCAGAGAGCACCCTTACGGGGCGAACGGCCCCTCGGCGGCGTCGGCGTTCGGCCCGAGCCCGACCGTCCGGGGCGGGGTCGCCGGGTCCTTGCTCTTCGGCAGGGTCGAGCCCGTGCCGAGCCGGCCTATCCGACCGGCGACCCATGACTTCCCGGCCGCCAGGACGAGGGCGACGGGTGCCGCCCACCACACGGACACTTCGGCGAGCGCGGTCGCGAGGATGCCGAGGACAACCTCGGTGCCAGTCCACAGCGCCCGCTCGACGACGTCGTACTTCAACTTGCTCCCGAACATGAGTCTTCTCCTTACGGGGGGTGTCAGGCGACGACGGTGAATCCGTGTGCCTTGCCGAGCCGGTCGAGCGAGGTCTTGCCGGGGGTGCCGTCGGCCGCGCCGCCGGGCGCCGTGCCGGCGTAGCCGTACCGGAGTTGCAGCAGTGAGTAGGCGCTGCGGGTGGCCGTGCCGAAATGCCCGTCGGCGTAGCCGGGCGCGAGCAGCCCCTCGGCTACGAGGGCGTCTTCGACGATCTCGACGCCGGCGTACGACACGGGCGTGCCGCTCTTCGGCGGGTCGACCTCGGATGCCTTGACGAGCCGCGAGAGGCTGACGACCCGCTTCGCCGCGGTGCCCGCGGGCAGCTTGAGTTTCTGCCCCGGCTTGATCTTGTTCGGGTCCTTGATCCCGTTGAGGTCGGCGAGCGCCTTCGCGGTCGTCCGGTGCGCCGCAGCGATCTCCGACAGGGTATCGCCCGTCTTGACCGTGTAGGTCGCCCCGGACGTCGACGGGGTGCTGCTCGCCGCCTTGTACTTCGGCCGGCCGTAGCCGACGATCGTCGCCGCGGTCCGCACGCGCCGCGCGCAGACGTTCGCCGAGTTGCCCTCGATCGTGAAGACGTTCCCGCCGCTCACTCCGGTGACGATGCCGACATGGTCGATCGCTCCGATCGAGTTCGAGCCGGCCCAGTCGAAGAACACGATGTCGCCGCGCCTGATGCCCTTGACGTCGGCATGCCACTGTCCGGCGTCCTTGAACCGCTGTGCGTGCCACGGGGTGTACGCGTAATCGGTACCGAAGCAGACCGTTTCTCGTTCGCCGGCGTCGACCGCGCAGCGCGTGATCATGGCATCGCACCATGCGAAGTTGCCGGCGAACGCGTTGCCGTTCCGCTCCCGGTACCACGCCTGTATCGCGTTCGGCTCGCCGGTGCCGAGCCACTTCTCGGCCTGCGAGAGCATCCCTTCGAGGCTCATGCCGCGTTGCCCCCTTCGGGTTCCGCGGCGGGCGCCGCGTTGGCGGCCGGCTCGTCGTCCTGGTCGGCGGCGGCGTCCGAGGTGTGGAACACACCGGCCATGTCCGGCGGTCCGAACCGCTCGCGCAGCAACGTCTCTTCGTTCTCGACGGTCGGGCCGTTGCCCGTACGCCGGATGAGCCGTGCCTGCTCTTCCTGGTCGGGCCGGCCTTCGACCGGCCGCTCTTCCTGGCCCATGGGTGAGCCCTCCTTCGGGCATGAGAAAAGCCCCGGCCGACCGGCACGGGGCGAGCTGTAGAGGCGAGGTGCGCTACGCGGCGCGGGTGGCCTGCCCGGCGGTCGCGGTCGCCGTGTTCGAGGCACTCGACGTCGACCACTGCGCGGTGACGACGAGCTGCTGATCGGCCGTGCTGTCGCGCGTCACCGCGGCGTCGGTGAGCTCGTGCTGTACCGCGCCGGTCGTGCCCGCGAGGTGATGCGACAGCGATGCACCGCCCGCCCAGGTGCCCGAGCTGCCCGGCGCGATGGCCAGCAGCACGCCCTCGACGCGCCATCCGCGGCCCGAGATCGCGCTCGACGTCGTCACGGCCGTGAAGGAAGCGATCACCGCGCCAGCGGTGCCGCCGAGTCGGACCCGGACCGTCAACGTCGGCGTGCCCGTCGTCGAAGCGGTCCCCTGTGCGGTGAAGCGGTACGCCGTGCCGGCCGCGGCGTCGTTCCCGGGAATCGTCCATGAGGCGAGCACGGTCTCGGCGGTCGTCGAGGCGACCGTCGCGAGCGTGGATGCCGAGGGAGCGTCGGCCGTGTTGCCGCGTCGCACAGCGCCGGTGACCGTGCTCGTCACGTTGATGCCGGCGAGCGTCGTCGCACGGGTCCGCACGTTCCGGATGATCGGCCGGTTCGTGTTCGTCGAGATCTGCACGCCGTAGCCGGTGAGCGCGTAGACGTCGCAGTCGTCGATGACGATGTCGGTACCGTCCCAGATGTGCACGCCGTTCGCCGCGGCACCGGTGACCGTGCAGCCGGCGATCGCGACGTCGGTCGCCGACGCGGCCGGGGTCGAGCGCGAGTCGGCTGTGATGCCGGCGCCACCGGCCCCGTTCACCGTGCAGTCGGCGACGCGGCCGCGGCGGGCACCGAATTGGCTGATGCCCGTGCCGCCCGCGTTGACGACGACCACCTTCTGCGCGGTGTAGTCCTCGACGTTCATGAGCCGGACGCCGATCCCGGCGACGTCCTTGATCGTGATCTGATCGAGGGTGAGCAGCCCTACGTACCCGGTGTCTTCGCCCTCGACGCGAATCGCGGCGTCGTACGAGCCGCCGCCGACGAACGTCATGTCGCTGATGGCGAACCCGGTGAGCGGCTGCGACCCGGTGATCGTCGGCGAGCTGCCCCCGGCCGGCGTCCGGTGCGAGGCGGCCGACGAGTCAAGGGTGCGCACGCGGATACCGGCCCCGCAGCCGCGCATCTGCACGCCCTCGATCACGACGCCTTCCCAGGTGTACGCACCGATGGCGAACTGCGTGCAGCTCTCGAAGCGGCAGTTCTTCACCCGCACGTCGCGGTGCGGCTTGTTCGGGCTCGCGCTGTGGGAGCCGATGCCGCGCGGCCAAGGGCCCGTTCCTGCGGTCCCGGACGGGCCGACCGTGCAGCCGTCGATCAGAATGTCGATGCACGGTGTGTCGTCCGCCGGCCCGAAACCACCGAAATAGGCAGTTCCTTTGGCGAGGTCGAGCTGTATTGCCTCACTGAAATCGCGGCCGCCCGGATCGATGTACCCGAGGAAGTTGCAGGTCAGGACCCGCCCGGTCTTGATCGAGTTGTACTCGATCCCGTGATACCCGGGGAGGTCGAGCACGGTGGTGTCGCGCACGGTGACGTTGGTCGCGTGCCCGAACGACATGCACATGTTGCTCTGAGGCACAGACTTGCCAGCCATGTCCCAGACACCGCCCTCGACGACGATGTTCCCGTGCCCGGTGTATCCGCCGAACGTCTGGTCGCTGTCGCCGTTGAGCAGCATCGTCACGGCGGCCGCGCGGACCATGCGGGCGCCCGGCATGAGCGTCAAGCGGGTGTTGCGCCGGATGCGCAGCGGCAGCGTTGCGAGCCGGTACGTCCCCGAAGGGACGATGACCCACCCGCCGCCCGCTGCGTACGCGGCGTCGAGCGCTGCCTGCACGGCCGGGGCGTCGTCGTGCGTGCCGTCGCCGAGGGCGCCGAGCACACGGGGGTTGTAGATGCGCATCCCCGCGAGGGACAACGACGAGGGGGTGAACGTTCCGCCGACGGTCATGTTCCCGGCGACGTCGAGCTCGTCGACGTTCGCGCCGCCGGTGACGTCGAGCCCGCCCACGACACCGAGACCGGCGGCCGCGGTCAGTGGTGCCTCGACCGTTCCGCCGTCGGCCTTCGAGAGGGAGTCGAGCGCCGCGGCGAGTGCTTCCTGCGCGACCTCGCGCCCGGCCTCGTACCAACGGAGCGGCTCGCCGGCCGCGTTGTTGTACTCGAATTCGATCGCGGGTACGTCGGTCTTGAACGGGCGCAGCGCCCCCGGCTGCGACGAGCCGGCCGGGTTGGTTCGTAGCTCGCCGATCGGGGTCGTTCCGTCGACCTCGTAGAGCGCGGTCACGAGCTGCCCCGTGCCCGCGACACGGACGAGCACCGGATAGTCGGGCACGACGTCGCCGGCCGCGGTCGTGAGGACGTCGGCGGGCGTTCCGCCGAAGGTGTAGAGCGCCACGGGGGCAGCCCCTTTCAGTCGATCCAGTACGAGCCGCTGATGTTCACCCAGGGAGTGCCGGCGGCGGTCGGCCCGTCCTGCGACCACCAAAGGACGGTGCCGGGGTCGCCGAGCGACGAGGCGGTGCCCACGTCGAGGACTTCGAGCTTTCCCACGCCGATCACGACGTCGCCCTGCAATGAGCTTGTTGCGGCGTAGGCGCCGATCTGTTCCTGTGGAATGCAGTCGTCGGGGACCTTCGCGATCCCGACGCCGTTCTGCGGGATCACGGTCCCGTCGGTGCGGGCGATCCGGCCGCGCAACCACACGTGCGAGCCGATGCGGCGCACCTGGGGTGTGTAGGTGTCCCCGGTGTATCCGGTGACGAGCTCGATCGGGCGCCACGCGGGGTCGGGCTCGTAGACGGTTGCCCAGACGTTCGAGGTCGCCGACGTCTTGAGCCACAGCGACCCGTCTTCGGCGGTGACCGCGGTATGCAGTGGGGCGTCGGCGTACAGCGCGTCGCGCTCGGCTTGGTCGGCGACGTGCTGCAAGAGGTGCGGGTCGATATCGGCGCCCATCTCCATCAGCGCCCCGGGCCCGACCGGCGCATCACCCCCGCCGGGAATCCTGATCTTCGAATGGCCAACGGTTGCCACTTCGGCGCCTCCTTACGAGAACGTGATGGTGATCGAGCCGCCCGTGAACGAGGCGTAATCGCGGCTGCCCTTCGCGTAGATCGCAAGCCCCTTTCGCGTGCCGCTCGCGAGCTTTGAGCGCCAGTCAGCCGGCAGCGGTGCTGTGCCTTGCGCTCCGACGCTGAGCGAGAGCAGCTCTTCGGGGCCCTCGTCGAGGTCCAGAGATGAGGGCGGCGAGTTGTGGTCGTGCAAGTACAGGTGCATCGGGCGTTTGGCGTTGTCGCCCGATCCGCGGCGGCGGGTGAATGAGACCGTCATTTTCGCGACGGTCTTGCCCGAGCACGCGTCGGCGATCTTTGTGCCGTAGAACCACGCACCGCGCAGATTTCCGCCGCCGGTGTAGTCGCCCTGAAACGGGTAATCCCGGTAGTCGTCTCGCCTGCCGTTTCGCCATGACCCGGACGAGGTCGCCGTGACCGTGACGGGCTTCGGCGCCCGGCCGGCCGGGGCGTCCGGGGAAGTGTCCGACTGCGCCCCGAGCTGTCCGTACAGCTCGACTTTCCCCTCGGCACCCTTGCGCAGGTACAGCGCGTTGACCTGTTGCCACCCGTCGCCGGGCGGCGCCCCGGTGCCCCATGTCGCCGCCCGCACTACTTGCTCGTCGAGCGCGACCTCGGTCGCGAGTCGCCTGATCGTCGCCTCTTCGGTCGCGCCCGGGTCGTCGCCGAGCCGCCACAGCACGACCGGCCGGGCGCCTGGCCGGACCGCGACCCAGTCACCGGCCCTGCGATTGCGGTAGCTGTCGGCGCAAACGACGTCGGTCACCAGGGCGCCGCCCAACATCACGTTGACCGTGCCGGCGTCGGTGACGTCGACGACCTCGGCGGACACCGTGCCGCCGCCACTGTGGCTCGCCGACCGCGCGCGGGCGAGATTCTCGCCGAGCTGCCGCGCTGCGTCCGTCATGAGAGCCTCCGTGCGGTCGTCCTGGTCGTGCAGCTCATCGACGCCGAACCGAGCTCGTACGGGCACGAGTCGATGATGTGCCGCTGCCACTCGCCCGGCCGCACCTCGACCTCGACGACGTCCCCCGGTTCGAGCCCGGGGTGACACACCGCCGTGAACGAGAGACTCGACTGCACGCCGAGGGAGTCGGCGAGCTTCGCCCGGCCGACTGCATACGCCTGCGCCGTCGAGGTGATCAGCGGCGACGAGTAGCGCTCGACGCGCAGCCGTACGCCCGTGAGCCCGAGCCGCTGCGGGGCGAGCGGGTCGCCGATCGGGTCCGGGCCGGCGAAAGTGAGCGAGTTCGGGTCGTCGTCCCACACATAGACCGGGCCGACGGCCGGCGCCCCGTCGCCGCCGTCCCCGCTGATCGCCCACACGTTCACGAGCCCCTCGGCCGACTGCTCCTCGGCCGGCTCGACCACGGCGACGCCATAAGGGATACGCCACACGACGTCGTCGGCCAGCGTCGGCACCGGGGCGAGGGTGATCACCCCGCGGGCGTCGGCGAAGATCTCGCCGCCGAGCGCCGCGGCGATCCCGGTCTTCGTGCCCGAGCTGTCGGTGCCCGTGCTGAGCGCCTGCCATCGGTCCTCGTCGACAACGAACCGCGGCACGACCGTGCCCCGGTCGACGCCGCGGCGCCATGAGACCGGAGCGTTCGGCAGCGCCTCGCCGACGAGCACCGGCACGACGCCGGCCGCCGTGTCCGGGCCGATCGTGCGGGTCGTGGGAAACGAGGCACTGCGAATCGCGTCTTCGAGCCCGAGCAGCTCGACCGTTGCCCCGAGCCGCGTGCGACGGGCCCGGTCGACGACGTAGACCCCCGCCGGAATCCACTCGGTGTCCATGCGCGGGCCGGCGATCCCCTGCCACAGACGCACCTGCGTGGCGACCGTGTTGATCCCGTCGCGGCCGACCGGCACGCCGACAAGCTCGGCCGAACCGCTGTAGCGGCACTCGGCGGTGCGGTCGGGCGTGATCTTGGCGGCGCCGCACTTCACCTCGGCCCATGTGCGGCCGCCGTCGTTGGACCATGCCGCGCGCCGCGGCCGCCGAGCCGTCCGCAGCAGCGCCCCGTACGCCCCCGGCGAGACCGGCAACATCAGGTGACCCCGTTCGTCGACAGCGACGCCCACGAGCTGTAGCTCGAAGCGACCGCATTCCAGTCGGCGAAGAGCTCGGCGAGCGAGCCCCACGACCACGAAGGCAGGCGCATCGGCTGCCCCGCAGTCGCCGGCCGCTCGATCGGCTCGATCGTGAATGTGTACTGCATCGACGGGGCGTCGACCCCGAGCTTCCCGGTCGGCTTCTCCGTCCAGTCACCGACGACGAAATACCGGTCGACATACAGGTACGCGGGGCGCACCTGCGCGAGCAGCACGCCGTCGACGAGCAGCTTCCGGACCCGTTTGATCTTCGTCGCCCCGGTCACATCGACCGTGACCTGAATGGTCGGCGCCCCGCCCGTGTCGTACGCCGTCGCCCGGTACGGGCTGCCGGCGACGTCGACCGCGTCAACCCGACCGGCGCTCGACATTCCCGGCCAATCGACGATCATCACGCGCGCCGAAAGGGCAGGCGTATCAAGGGACTTGAGCCACAGATCATCGTCGTCGCCGGGCTCGGGCGCCGGCACCGTGACCGACAGGCTCGACGAGGGTCCGCTGCTCCCGTCCTTATAGATCGCGGTAGCGGTGTAGATCACGGCCACGCCGAGGGGCGACTCGTGATCGTAGGCAGTGCCGACGCCCTCGATCGCCCACGCGGCGTCGCCGCTGCGTACCGGTACAGGCGCGGCCGCGCCGGGGTCCTGGCGGACGATGCGCACCTGCCGGACGTCGACGGCGTCGGCGAGCGCCGTGCCGGCGGTGTAGTCCACCGACAGCACGACCCCCGCCCACGGCTCGTCGACGATGGCGGCGAGCCATCCGTCGGGCGAGGTGACCCGGTCCGGCGGCGTCACCTGCGGCGCACTCGGATCGACGATCATCGGCATCGGGTTACCTCCCCTTCACTCCGGCTCGGCTGCGCTTGCGGACGTCGCTCAACCCCGCATCGACCCGGTCATCGACGACAGCGACGAACTCGCGCTCGCCGACCTTGAGCACGACCGTGTCGCCTCGTTGCAGCCCGGCGGCCGCTGCACTGGACTGCCCCGAGGTGACCGGCACGGGGACGGCAGCCGCAGCCATGCGCCCCGCGGCCCGATCGACCTCGGGCAGGCTGCGGACCATGCCGCCGACGAGCCCGGCGCCGACTTGCCCGCCGACCTCGTCGGTCACCCTCGACGGCGACTTGATCTTGAGCTCACGCTTGATCGACTTGACCATGCCGGCGCCGAGTCGGTTCATCTGCCGTTGCAGCTCGTCCTCTTGAGCCTGTAGGCCCGTGAGGAACCCTCGGCCAGCCTGCGCCCCGGCGTCGTACATCGCGTCGGCCATGGTCCGGCCGTAGGACGTCGACAGCGCCGAGCCGCTCTTCGCGAGGGCGTTGAGCTGCTTGATCTGCGCGGCGTTCGCGCCGGCGACGAGCCCGGCGAGGTCGCTGTCGGGACCGGCCGCGACAAGCTGCGAGATTAGGCTTTGACTGACTCCCTTCTTCGAGGCCGATTTGATCTGTCCCTGAAACGTCTTGAGCGCGGACTGCCGCGACTGCATGCCGGTGATCAGGTTCCCGACCGACGTCGGGTCGCTGACGTTGGACAACCCGATGTAGTCCGAAGCGCTCTTCTTCTGATCGGTGTACGACTGCTTCGCCGCGTCGAGTCGGCTGCCGACGCTGTCCCGGCTCTTCGCGAGCGCCTGCAACTTCGTCGACGCCTTGTTGACCGTCGTCGACAGCGACCGGCCGGCGCCGCCTGCCGTCTTGAGATCGGCCGCGAGGTTCTTCGCCGCGGTCGAAATCGACGAGGCGCTGCCGGTGAGCGACTTCGTGAACGACTTGAGATCGCCCGGGACTTCCTTGCGTGCCTTCGTCCTGGCCGTGCCGCTCGCGAATCCGCGGGCGCCGAGCCCGGCCGCCATGTTCAGCGACGTCGGGCTGTCGTAGACCGTCTCGCCGCCCTTGAAGCGGACGAGTTCGGGCCCCCTTTCACCCACCCAAGCCAGCTCACCTGCTCGCGGCCGGCCACCCGCCGCGTATCCGCCCGGCCGGTTGTATGCCTTCGCGAGCGAGCCGTACCTCGACAACGCGTACCGCATGCTCGCGTAGACATTGGCGAGGGGATCGAAGATGCCGCGTCCGGCGAGTTTGCCCGCATAAGCGGCAAAGGTTGGGGGAATTACCTGCATCAACCCGCGTGATGCAACGCCGTTTTTCGCGTTGATATCCCAATTGTTGATGGCCTTTGCGTTGCCGCCGCTCTCCTGATTCATCCGGCGCAGCACGACCGGCAGCAGACTCGCCGGTTGCCCGACGAGCTTGAGTGCCTGCAAGACGACGCTCGACCAACGCTTGACGCCGGACCCGCCGACGTCCGCCGACGAGCCGCCGAACAGACCCTTCGCCGCGTCGACAATCTTGTCTTTGAGCCCGCCGAGCATCTTCGCCGGAACCTTCGCGAGCAACTTCGCCCAGGGCGACGAGCCGATCGCGCTGATCTTGTCGCGAATGAACCCGGTCGCTTTCTCCCACATCTTCGAGGGGTCCGAGAGGAAGTCGACGCCGTCCATCACGACGCCGCCGATCTTCTTCGCCGCCCCGCCGAGCCAGTCGACAGCCGAACCGATCACGCCGCCGTCGGCCATCAGCTGAGCGCCGGCGGCAGCGTGCAACGCGCGGGCCCGACCGCGGTACCGCGGGTCGGTCGGGATCACGAACTCGGGGTACTGCGGCCGGCCCTCACCGACGATCGCCGTCGGCTTATTCACCTTCATCGGCGCGGCCGGCCCCCACGGGCCGACCGTGCCGCCGGCCGCGAGCAGCTTGGGAGCCTTCGGCAGCGGGTCGAGCCCGACCACGCCGGCGACCTTGTCCCAAACCGCTTTAATTCCCCGCGTATACACCCATTCGATGATGAAATTCACGGGCTTTGCGGCGATCGACTGCACCTTGCCCCACGCCTTGCCGATCGCGTCCTTCGCGAGCTCGAAGGCTTCACCGAAGAGCCCGACCCCGCGTCGTCCCGCGTCGAGCGTCGGCTTGAGAGCCTTCGACCAGAGCCACGACGCAGCCCCGCCAATCCCGTCGAACGCAGGCTTGACCGCGTTTCGGTACAGCCACGACCCGGCCGCGCCCAGTCCATGGAACGCAGCCTGAGCGAGAGCGATATTCGGTTTGATGATCGAGGTAGAGACCCACGACACCGCCGAACCGACGCCGTTCATGGCCGGTTTGATGGCGTTCGCGTACAGCCACGATCCGGCCGCGCCGAACGCGTGAAACGTGCCGACAGCGGCACCGATCACCGGCTTCAAGATCGCGCCGTACAGCCACAGGCCGACCGCCGCGATTCCTCGAAACGCCGGAGCGATCGCCGCATTCCAAAGCCACAACCCGACCGCGCCGAACACCCGAAAACCGAGCACGAGCGGCGCGATCACAGCGACCGCGACGATCGTGAACAGCACCTTCGCCGCCGTGCCGATGAACCCGAAGACGGGCGACAGCACGCTCGACCACAGCCATGACGCCACCGAGCCGACTGCCTGTAGCCCCGTCCAGATGCCGGAGAGCGCCGGCCGCAGGAACGAGTTCCACGCGACCGACGCGGCTGTCTGGATGCCCGCCCACGCCCCTTGGACGATCGCCCGGAACGTCGCACTCTTGTTGTAGGCGACAACCAGGGCAGCGCCGAGCGCCAGAATCCCCGTGATGATCAGCCCGACCGGGTTCGCTGACATCACGGCGTTGAGCACGCCCTGCGCGATCGCGTACCCACGGGTGACCGCGGCCGCCCCGAGAATGACGCCCCGATAGACCGCGAACACTGCGGTCGTCGCCCCGGTCGCGAGCGCCGAAGCGCCCATCGTGAGCGCGATGCCGCCGACGGCGACACCGAGCGGTATGAGCCACGCCCCGTAGTCCTTGACCCACTGCACGCCGCCGGCGAACGCCGAGCCAACGCCCTTGACAGCGGGCACGAGTGTGCCGGCGAGCGCCCCGCCGACCGTCTGCGCGGGCGGCAGCACGTAGCGGTTCAAGAACCCGCCGAAGCGCTCGACGGCGGGGATCGCGTACCTATTCGCGAAGTTGGCGATCCCCTGCAACGCGGTCCGCTTGAACACCTCGATCTTCGAGGTCGCGGTGTCGTGCAGGCTGTTGCCCATCTTGTCGGCCGCCCCGCCGACCTCGCCGAGCCCGGCGGCCGCCTTCGAGGGGTCCATCGCGAGAAGCGCGCTACCAAGGTCTTCCGCCTGCGTACCGAAAAGGGCGGTCGCGGCTTGCGCCTGTTTCACGGGGTCTTTGATCCCGCGCAACCGGTCGAGGGTGAGATCGAGGACGCCGTTCGCGGCGCTGCCGCCCTTCGCGAACTTCGCTGCCATGTCGGACGCGTTGAGCCCGAGCGCCTTGAATCCGCCGGCGGTCGTCGTGCTGCCGTCCACTGCACGAATGCTGAACTCTTTGATCGCGTCGGCTGCGAGGTCACCATCGCGGGCACCCGCCCGAAGCGCCTGATTTATCAGCCCGATTGACGACGACCCGTCGAGCCCGGCCTTTTTGAACTGCACCCCGTATTCATTGATGGTGTCGAGCAGATCGCCCGCTTTATCGGCGCCGCTTTGGAATCCGCGGGTGATGAGGTCGAACGCTTCCTTACCGTTCGCTGCGAGCCCGGTCTTGATGAGCTGTCCCGCAGCCTTCGCCGAGTCGCCTACGTCGGCGTCGAACGTGTCAGCCAAATTGAGAGCTGCCTTGGACAACCCGGCGAGCTGCTTCTTAGGCGCATTGATCGAGGCGACACCGTTCGAGGCGAGCGCCTTCAAACTGTCGTTGACCTGATCGATCGACTCGCCGTACCCGCGGGCGTAAACCGACCCGGCGATCTTGCCCGCCCGAGCCGACTGCTTCTCGGACAGCCCGAGCTGCGCCCCCAACTTTGCGTTGCTCTTATCCTGTTCGACCGCTTCGGCGAATCCGGCGGCGAATAGCGCCCCGGCTCCGGCGGCGACACCGATAACGCCCTTTTTCAAGGCGCCACCGATGCCGCCGAGGAACCCCTGCCCCGTCTCCTGCCCGGCTGCTTGCCCGACGCGCTGCGGCTCGTTGCCGAATTGCTGACTCAGCAGCCGGCCGAAATCGCGCACCTCGGGAACGATCGACACGTAGCCGACGCCAATCTCGACCGGCACGCCGCATCACCCCTTCCCGGGGAGTACCTGAGAATTGATGTGCGCGTACGCAGCCCGTGCTCGCGCCCGCTGTTGCTCGGCTTTCGCCTCGGTCTCTTCGGGCAGCGGGTCGCCCGGCCGCCAACCCGGCTCGGGCCACGGTTGCGCCGGCTTCTTCGGGTCGCGATTGGCGTTGAGAAACGCCGTCAACAAGAGATTGAGCAGATCGCGAGTGTCGGCGGCCGCCCAATCGGATACCTGCCAGTGATGGCCGGCTGCCGCGCGTGCGGTAGCCGAGTCGGGCGGCAGTTGCTCGACCATGATCCGCAGCAGCCGCAGCGTGATCTCGCCCCGCCAGAATGCGGCGAGCGGCCCGCCGACCCCGTACTGCTCGCCGCCGTAGTAGTGCAGTAGGTCGGCCTCGACGGCTTCGGGATCGTCGCCGAGGACGTCGAGCACGCTGAACTCGTAGGCTTCGGGCCCGTCGCCCTCGTCGCCTACCGCCTCGTAGGGCGGTGCTTAGTGAGGGTGTCCTGCATCTCCGAACGTGCCGCGACGTAGACGAGCATGAGCCCGTTCGCGTTGCCGCCCGACTTGATGAACTCGCCCCACTGGTCGCCCAGCAGAATGCGCGCCCTCGCTTCGTCTCCTTCGGCCGCGTCGATCTCCTTCGCGAGATCGTCCGGGGTGAACAGCGGGTGCGGGAACGTCCAAATCTTCCCGTCGTCGGTCTCGACCTCGACGAGCTCGCCGCCGACCGCTTCGGCGTACGACGCCTTGACCGCCGACAGCTTGAACCGGGCCTTGTTGGGCTTCGACATGATCGTGCTCTCTTCCTCGGGTGAGTCTGCGGGTGAGCTCACGAGGGCGAGGGACGGAGGGGCTCACCCAGAACCGCCGTCCCCCGCCCGATCACGGGGCAGCGTCAGCCGCCGGACGGGGGAGCGAACGACCTCCAGCCGGGCCCATCGATCCAGTTGCGGCACGGGGTCTTGAGCACGGGATCGCGATACGCGGTGAACGTCACCGGTCGCTGCGTCTCGGTGCTGCGCGCCCACTGCTCGTCATCGCGCGAGGTGAGTCGGGCCCGCGGGAAGAACTTGATCACGTAGATCTCTTCGCCGCTGTCGTTGTAGTCGAGGCCGATGAAGAGCAGCCGGCGGTAGGGGTTCTTCGGCGTCGCGGGGCGGTCCCACTGCCACGCCGAGCCGATCGTCGGCAGTGCACCTGTGCCCGACAGCGGCAGCCCCTCGAAGAGCGCGACCGTCGCCTGATTGGTTTCCTGTGCCGCGTACTGCGCGCTGAGCACGTCCGACTCGACGTCGGAACGGGTCGGCTCGACCGCCTGCGACGAGGTGACGTCGGCCATCGACAGATCACCGGTGAACGTAACCCCGTCGTCGGTGGTGTAGCCGACCGGGACGTAGCCGGTAGGGATCGCCGTAAGGGTGCCGTCGGACGAGTTGAACGGGGTCGCGACGACAGCCGCCGAGTAGTCCGCGGCGTAAACAGCCTGCATGAGCTGCTTGCGGATGTAGTCGTTCCTGAGCCCGTCTTCGAGGACCGGCGGGGTCGGTGTGGACATGCGTCCCTCCAATGAAAACCCCCGGCCGCGACGCGGTCCGGGGGTGTGCTGTCAGGGCGGGTGAGCCCGTGTTCAGGTGGCGAGGCTCTTGCCCCGCAGCGAAATCTCGACGGCGAGCGCGTACCGCGGCGAAGAACTCGCCGGGTCCGGCAACAGGTTCGGTCCGCCGACCTCGTCGACGTCGTACGCGGTTGCCCCGCGCCATCCGGGGATTGCGCCGAGCAGCGCCCGCGCAAGCTGCATGAGGTCGTGCGCGGCTTCCTCGGTCGACCCCCAACAGTGGACGTCCAGCCGCGGCCGGTCGGTCACGACGTCCCGCTGCGCCCCGCCGATTCGCTCGACCCGGACGAACGACATCGGTCGCGGTGAGGGCACTCGCGTGCCTACGTGCACCGGCTGCCCGTGCTCGGCGAGCCCCGCTCGCAGGTAGTCGGCGACGACCGCCGCGGCGTCCGGGAAGACGATCGGCGGTGTCATCAGTCGGTGTCCCCCGCGGCGTCCAGACCGCGAAGCAGCGCCCGCCGCGACACCTCGGGATAGGGGGTCGAGTAGTCCCCGATGACGGCGCCGCGGGCCCGCTTGTCGCCAGCCTCGACGTCCGTCCGGAACTGCCCTTCCCAACCATCGGACTGCGCGGCCGCCGCCGCGGCGTCCTCGACCGCCCGGGTCTTCCGCTCGATCAGCGCGTGCGTCTCCGGCGTCTTGAGTAGACCTGCGATGTTGCGCCGGTTGGGCCGAAACCTTGAGCGTGCCATGGTCACCCCTCCGCTACCTTCAGCCTGATCTCGTAGTGATGCAGCTCGGCCGGCTCGTACGCCGGCCCAGGGGGCCCGATCACCTCGAAGTCGACCCCGAGCCAGTGCACGCGTGCCTCGCCGCGCACCGTGAGCGGCTGTCCGCTGGTGTCGCGCGAGTTGCACAGCATCAGCCATTCGCCGATCTGCGCGTTCCGTTGGTCGGTGTCCTCGGCCCCGGTGGTCTGCTGCAACCATGCGTTCACCGCGGCGTGCGTCGAGGTCGTCCAGTCGTCGACCGTGTTGCCGTACCGGTCCGTCGCCGTCCCCGGCTGCTCGATGTCGACGAGGTGCGGCAGCAGATCGTCGGGGATCACAGGAACCGCCCTTTGCACAGCGGGTCGTACTGCCAGCCGGGCAGCCCGTCGTCGCGCAGCCCGAGGGAGTACGCGGCGTCGGCATTCGGGTCGTCGAGCGTCTCGGGCTGTAGCAGTGCGATCTCGCCCTCGGTGAGGTAGAGCCCGCCGGCCTCGCCGAGCGTCTCGGCGTACTGCCCGATGCTCCTCTGCCGGTAGCCGCCCGGGTTCGCCATGACCCGGCGAGCGACGGCGACCGCGATCGCCGTCGCTGTCCCCGGGTCCGGCTCGTATCCCGTCGGAATGTGCCGCCGCATGAGTGCCGAAGCGTCGTCGAGGTACGCCTCGACCTGCGAGCGCTTCGGCTCGACAAGGGTCACGCCGGCACGCGCCTCGTAGTCCTCCACGGTCGCGAACGGCGCCATGCCCTTACTCCTCTCGCTCGACGACGCCGGCCGCCTCGCACGCCGCGATGACGTCCTCGCGGGCCGCGCCCTGGTCGACGTCGACGCCCTTGCGTTCCGCGAACGAGCGCCATACCTCGACGCCCGAACCCTTGCCGGACCGCGGCGGCGCCTCGACGGTGCCCGCGCCCGGGGGCGTGGGCACCTGGGCAACGTCGATCGCGTCGACGACGTCGACCCACGCCTTCGGGTTGGTGATCTGCTGGACCGCCCACGCCGGCACGTCGTCGCCGGGTTCGAGCACGACGGTCCGACCCTGAAGATCACGGACGTGCACGGTCGCGACGAGCTGCTGCTCGCTCATGCTGCTCACCCCTCTCAGGCGACGTCGGCGCAGAACGTCAGGTCGGGGTTCGCGAGCACGGGCAGCCCGATCGCCGCCGCCTTCGTCCAGAGCGCCGGCGGGTCCTTCTCCGCGTAGACACCCGAGACGATGCCCGGCTCTTCGCCGTCCTCGATCCCGTAATCGCCGTCGAGAGACTCGGCAGTCGTGCCCCACAACGTGGCGCCGAGGTCGGTCGACTCCGGGTCGTTGGCGTCGCCGGCGGCCGGCAGCAGCAGCACGCGGTCGTCGGGGATGATCCGGGTCGCGGTTCCGTTGACCCGCACCTGCGCCTCGTACGTCGAGATCGGCGGGAGCGAGTACGCCTGTAGAACCGAGTTGATCGAGGCGACACTGATCACCGAAGGCTGCGAGACGCCGCCCGCGTACACCAGGGCGCGCAGTTCGTCATTCCGCATCATCAGCGCGACGACTCGATCGCTCGTGACGATGGCGCCGGGCGCCTCGCCGTTGGTCGCGATGTAAGTCGCCTTCCACGCCATGAGATCGGCGAGGATCTCGGCGGCCGGGTTCGTCCACGCGGTTGCAGCGACGACTGTGTGCGACACCTTCCTGCCGAAGTCGACGGTCGCGACGATGCCGTTCTCGGCGAGTTCGAGCTTGCCCTTGTAGAGCACCTCGCCGCGGGCGAGTTCCATACGCGCGGACACCGCCCGTGTCATGCGCAGTGCGTCACGCATGAGCGCGTTGCGCACCTGTCCGCCGAGGCGACGCTGCCGCAGCCGGTCGTACTCGTTGAGCCGCAGCTTGCGGGAGATCGGCGGCAGTTCACCGGAGACGCGGGTGATCCCGGGCCGCGCAGCGATCTGCGACTCGGTGTCGTACGACCGGAACGACGCCGCCTCGATCAGCCCCTCGCCACCCCGGGTGAAGCGGTATTCAAGGTCATCAATCGGATTGTTCGGCAGCCACCGGGCGAGCGTGAACTGATTCGCTGCGCGGTCGGCCTCGCCGGCGCGCACGTAGCCGGTGAGCTCGGCGGGGGTGATGTAGTCGGTGTTGATCAGCACGGGTTACTCACCCCTCTCAGAAGTAGGTGATCCGGCCGGCGACGTCCGTCTTCCCGGCAGCGTCGACGGGGCGCGGCAGCTTGGCCTCGACGACGCCGCCGTGCCAGAAGAGAGCGCCCTGCGGGTCGATGGTGTTGACGGTCGGCGACTTCACCGCGGTGAAGAGGTGACCGACGAGGGTCTCGCGACCGTCGGCCGCGGTGTTGTCATACGGTCCGAACAGCCCGGTCGCGGTGATCCGCCCCAGGGGCAGACCGCTCGGGAAGTAGCCGTTCGGGTAGTGCGTGGCCGGCGTGAACGCCGAGGTGTCGAGGGTGATCGTCCTCGCGTTGCTCGTTCCGTGCGCGGACGCGAGCCACGACTGATCGTCTTGACCGAAGGTCTCGGTCGTGGTGGTGAGGTTCATCGGGAGACTCCCGGTGTCAGGTGTTGGTCTTCTTGCCGTGCTTCTCGGCCCACAGATCGCGGCCGGCTGCGACGCTGGTTCGGCGGCGGTCCTTCGAGCGGCCGCCGCGTGCGCCCTGATCGAACCCGCGCCGGTCGCGGCCGCCGCGGCGCGTGTCGCGCTCGTCGTCGCGGTCGTCGTCCTCGTCGTCGTCCGTGCCGGATGCCTTCGGGGCGAGGCGCTTCACGAGTTCGGCGAGACCGTCCTCGTCGACGTCGCCCTCGTCGGTGACGTACCGAGAGAGGTTCACGTCGTCGGCGACGTCGCCGGCGTTGGGGATCAGCCCCTTCGCCGCGGCGAGGAAAGCCTGCCGCGCGAGCTTCCCGCCGTTCTTCGCCCGCTCTTCGGCGAGCGCTTTGCCGACAGCTTCCTCGATCTTCCGCTCTTGCTCGGGCAGTCCCTCGCGCCGCAGTTGATCGCGTTCCTTCGCCGCGTTCGCGTTCTCACGGGCACGGGCCTCGTGCTTGCGTGACTGCGCCTTCCACTTCTCGGCCTCGCTCTTCCAGTCCTTACCGTCGTCGCCCTTGTCGGGCTTGTCGTCTCCGGCGTCGTCGTCCTGGTCGTCGTCGCTGCCGTCGTCGGTCTCGTCCCCGCCACTGTCGCCGCCGTCCTTGTAGAAGAACGGCGAGAACAGACCGGTCGGGTAGGGGTGAGTCCAGCCGGCGGCCGCCTCGATCCCGGGCAGCGTGGGCAGAGTGCGCGTACGCATGGTGGTGTCTCCCGTGTCGGGTGAGGGTGAGCAGTGATGCGCCGTGTCGGCGTCAGTCCGCGCCCGGAGCGTCCGGTTTCGGGACGTCCTTCGGGCCGGTGAACTCGTGCCGGCGGACGGCCAGCATGGGCCCGATCTCGCCGTGCTCGCGGGTGATGATCACGTTCCGGTAATCCGGCTTGCGGCCGCCGCGATCCGACTCGCCGAGGTCACGCGCGATCGCGTCGTGCGCCTCTTGCAGCAGCCCCTCGTCGATGATCTGCCCCGGGTCACGGTCGCCCGGTAGGGGTTCCGGCTTGCAGTGGCAGCCCGGATGAATCGGCATGAGTTTCTCGACGCGGTACCGCTGCGAGCTCGCGATCACACACAACGCGCAATTCTTTGGGCCGGACAGCCGACGCCGGTAGAACCGCGCGCCGCCGCGACGCATCGTCTGCTGCGCCGCATGGGTGCGGGCGAGCTGCATATCGGTCTCGGTGATTGAGCGCAGCCGGACACCGCCGGCGGCGACCGCGTCGACCATGTCCCTACCTTCGCCGAGCGCCGACCACACCGACGCGAACGGCCGGGCGTAGACGACCTCGGGTGCGACGCCGCGCAACGCATCGTCGAGCACGACGCCCGCGGGCGCGGCCGCACCGCCGAACATGTCGGCAACCATGCTGGCGAGGTAGGCATCGGTGAGCGATCCGATCTGCTGCTGCGCGCCGAGCACGGCCGGCAGCACGTGCTCGACGAACAGCGTCGCGTCGGCGTCGCGGTAGCTGCCGAGCGACTCGAAAGCGTCGGTGACGAAGCTGAGCAGCCGCTCGCGCAATCGGTCGGTGAGCGTGTCGTACTGCTGAGAGAGCGCCGCCTGCCTCGCCTCGCTCACGCTGTCCCACCGGTCCCCGTGCCGGCCGCCGGCTGCTGCTGCGGCGCAGCGGTCGGTAGCAGTGAGGCGCCGAGCAGTGCGTCGGCCGCGGCGCCCGCGGTGATACGCCGCACGCGCTGCGGCGACTCGCCCATATCCTCGGCGAGCACGCCGAGCGGGTAGCCGATCCCCTTCTTCTTTACCGCGGCGTCGGCGAGCACGGCCGGGTTGAGCTGCCGCGGGTCCTGCCAACGCACCTCGGCCTCGGTGAAGTCGCGCTCGACGCCGGCCTGCCGCGCACACAGGGTGAAGACGTCCTCGATCGCCTCGCCGAAAAACGCCATGTGTTCGCCGACCTTCGCGAGGTGCAGCACGTCGAGTGCCTGCACCGTGTCGGCGCTGATGTTCACGAGGTCGGTCGCGAAGTAGTACGCGGGGGTGTTGCTGATCAGCAACAGGTTTCGGATATCGGCCTCGTGCTCTTTCAGAAATCCGCTCAAGTCGGTCGCGTCGAGCTGCCCGAACCGCGTCGCCTCGCCTTCGCTCGCCCACACCGCCGAGGGCGAGGGGACGAAGGGCTGCTCGACGACTTCGAGCCCGGTGAGCGGGTCGACGCGCTTCCGGAACTTGTGGCCGGTGACGTACTTCTGCCGGAAGGCTGAGTACCGGGCCGCGGTCATCCGGTTGAGTACACCCAGGTTGAGCCGGTCCTGAATGTCGATCACGCCGGCGAACTCGGGCTCGGGGTCCTCGCCGAGCTCGGGCCGGCACGGGAAGTCGACCATCGGCAGACCGCCGAGGTCGTGCTCTTGCTCGTCGCCGTCTTGCTCCCATGCCTGCCGGCCCCATGGCAGCCGGCCGGGCCCGCGCTCCTTCGTCTTGTACCGCACGAGCACGTCGGGCAGGTACAGCGTTGCCCGGCCGACCCGCTCGACGTCGTCGTACCAAGCCTTGAGCCCGGCTCGACGCTCGCCGGTCGCCGGGTCGTGCTCGACGATGCACTCGCGCGGCGTCTCGGCGGTGATGAGCGGCGACGGCCGGGCGTTGTCCTCGACCCGGGTCGGGTGCGGCCCGACGATCATGTAGCCGACCGACTGCGTAAGGGCAGTTCGGTACACCTGCTTCTGCCGGCTGTCGAGCCGGTTGAGCTGCCACCACCGGGCGGCGTCGTCGTCCGGGTTCCCCTCGCCGTCGGTGACCCCCAACGCCCGCAACCTGTGCACGGGAGCGTTCGCCACCGTGCCCATGAAGTTGGTACGGCTCTTGCGCTGGAACGCCCGGAACGCCTCGCCGACGTTCCGCGGCAGCTCGGGCAACGGGTGTCGCCCTCGGTAGTAGTCCCACCACGTGTCGAGCTCGGACGTACGATCACGCATCTGTCGCCCGAGACGAAGCAGCCACCAGTCGGGAGAGTCGACCTCGTCACTCAGCATGTCGCCCCCTCTCGGGCTCTCAGAACGTGAACCCGCCCATCGGGGCAGCCTCTTCGGCGAGCCCCTTCGCGACCGCTTGCGACCGCGCCTCGAAGGCGAGGATGCTCGCGACCGCGGCATCGATCTTGCGCGGCGAGTCGGGGTTCTCCTTCATGATCTGGATGCCCGTACGCCCGTCTCGGCGACGGGCGTTGAGGAAGTGCCGGGTCAAGGCGTACGACCCGTCGTAGCTGACCTCGCGTTCGAGAATCGCGTCGAGTAGGCGCTGCGTTGCCCGCACGATGTGAATCGCGCGGCCGCCGGTCATCCACCACTCGACGGGGTGATCGCGGGTCGCCTTGACCGCGAGCTGCGTGCCGTACCGGGCTTCCCAACCGGTCACGTGCTCCTGCCACTTCGCCGGGTCAGCGAACATGCCGACGACCCGGTACCGATCGAAGGCGCTCTCGACCGCGGCGAGTACTTCGGCCTTCGGCACCTCCCAGTTCTCACCCGCGGCGCCGGCCGGCTGCTCCCACACGCCGAGCTCGAAGAGGTGCCCGTCGGCGACGCGGCAGCCGATCAGGGCGGTCGCGTCGGTCACCTTCCGCGAGCGCTTGCGCGAGCCGTCGAAACCGAGCGTGATCATGTCGCCGTCGGCGATGACCTTGTCGAGGTCGCTCACGGCGATCAGCTCGGGTTCGGCGAGCCATGCGTCGGCGGCCGCTTCGGCGAGGTTGAAGAAGTACCGCCGGCTGTCGCTCGGCGAGTTCCGCGGGTCGAAGATCTCATCGACGATGCGATCGAGATCCATCACGGCGGCGAAGTCGCCGTACGACTCGCCGAGCGCCGAGCGCACCGCAGCCTCGTCGGTGAGGTCGATGCCCTCGGGCGCCTGCCGGTGATCAAAGAGCAGCCGCTCGCGCCGGGTCTTGCCTTCCCGGATGAGCTTCGCGAGCGTGTGTGTCTCCTCGGCGACGGACCCCTCGCCCGGGGCGTACATCGTCGACGTCTCCAGCGACCACGGCGACGCCTCTTTGCGCTTCGCCATGTTGCGCCGGACCGTCGCGTACATGCGGCGCAACTCGGGCAGCACGTACAGGTGCGTCTCGTCGAATACGACGAACGTTTCCTTCCCGCCGTCCTTCGCGGCGTTGGACGCGGTCGACGGAACGATCTCGCCGCCGTCCGGAAGGATGACTCGGGTCACGCCCGCGGCGTCGCTCGGCAGATCCTCGCCGAGCGGCCCGTCGGTGAGGTTGTACAGAACATTGTCGTAGGTGTTGCCGGCCTGCCCTTCCTCGGTGGCAAGGCACCGGATGAACGGGTACGTGACGAGCCGACCCATTGGTTCGCCCGGCTCATAGCGGTACTCGAAGTCGCGCCACCGGAACCGTTCGCCGCCCTCGGCCCACCCGGCGAACCGACACGGCCCGAACGCCTCGAAGAGTACGAAGCGCCCGGCCGTACCCGACTTGTCGCGCCCCTTCGCCCGAGAGAAGAACGTCGAGTCGTACAGCCGACGACCGGACCCGTCGAGGGCGTAGGCGTCGACCGTGAGCGCCGCGAGCTCATCGTCGAGGGGAACGCCGTCGGGGGAGTCGGGATCGAGGGGGCGCCCCTGGATGTCCCCGGGCCCGTGCACGCAGAAATGCTCTTTCCACGCGAGGGCGAGCCAACCTAGCGAGCGGGTGCGGTCATGGTCCCGGGCGCGAACGAGCTCACGGGGCATCGGCGATCAGCCGACGCCGGCGGTCGGCGAGCCGGGTCACCGGCCGCGCGTCGGCGGCCGCGGCGAGCGGCTGCTCGTCGTCCTGGTCGGCATCCTCGACCGGCACGTACCGGATGCGAAGATCGCGCCGGGCGTCGAGGGTCGTGCCGATCACGCGCTCGCGCTGCCGCAGCTCGCCGGCGAGCCGGACGTCGCCGGCGAACACGGCGTCGGCGACCATGGCGGTCGTGATCGCGAACTGCCAGTCGCCGTCATCCCAGAGAACACAGTGCGGCATACCAGTGATGCGCTCCCACCACACGCGGGTGAGCTGCTGCAACGGCTGCATTTCAGAGCAGCGCCCGAGCTCGCGATCGGTCCACTCAACCCGCCGCGACTCGGGCAGCTCGGGCCGCGGTCCCTCGTACCGCTCGTCGGCGACGGTCGTCCACTCGTGCACCGCAGCGACCCTGTTGCGCTTCGGCCCATCCTTCGGCTTGCGTCCGGCCACAGCCATCGGTCTACCTCCCGTGTCGGGTACGCCGCAGCGCCCCGTGTCGGGAGCCGCTACAACAGTTCGTGAATGACCTCGGACAGATCACCGAGCCGGCGAGGCGTGTTGCCCCAGGTGTCGCCCGTGACCGCGATGTACCGGCCGGTCCCGTACAGCTCGACCGTGCCGGTCCCGACGCTGATGCGCCGGCCGTGCGGCAGCTCGCCAAGTCCCCAGACATGCAGCCCGTCACCGGACACCGATCGCTCGACCCATGTCGGGCCGGCGGCGTCGACGATGCGCTGCGCCCAGGGGGCGAGCCGGTCGCCGTACAGACAGTGGTCGAGGTCGAGGCATACGACGCCGTCGCCGTCGAGGACGAACCCGAGCCCGGCGCCGGCGGTCGATGCCGCGGCGTCGCGGTAGCGCGACCACGTCTCGGGGTCCGTGCTGCTCGCCGTGTTCCCGCCTACAGTGATCGGCAGCTTCCGCGAGGTGCGGCGTACCCAACGGGGCCGGCTCGTGAGTTCGTCGGGCAGGGTGCGGCGGGCGCGGTGCGCCGCAACCCGGCATCGGCCCGAGCAGTACAGCGCGTTGTGCGCATGTCGGGCGCCGAGGTGTCCCTCGCAGTGCTCGCAGCGGCGCGTGTTCATACCCCCATCCTACCGCAGATGTAACGGCAAAAGGGGCTCTGACCTGCGGTTATCCATTCTGCAGAATGGGGTCGAGGGGGTGAGAGGCGCTCTGCGATGCCCAGTCGCCGCGCCATCGAATCACCCTCCCCGACCCCTGCCCGTCCGCCCACGGGCAGCACAGGGGGTGCCATGCCCCGGAATCCCGGGGTTTCATACGCCCGGAGAGCCGCAGCACCTCCCGGGCCCCCGAAGGGGCGAGGGGAGGGAGTCACCCCCCAGGGTGATCACTCACATCCTGGCCGGCCTTCCTGATCAGATGAGCCCCGGGTGTCGCTCGGCCGGTCGCTGCGTACGCTCCGCCCATCGAGCCGCGTTCCCTTGGCGTGACGTCTTGCGGGCGTGGCACTCGGCGCAGAGCGCTTGCAGCATCTCGGGTCGGTGATCGTGCTTGTCCCCGATGTGGTCGACCTGGTTCGCCGGTCGCATGCAGCGTCGGCCGTTCTCGAACCATTGGCATCGGTAGCGATCACGTGTGAGGACGAACGGCCGTATCTCGCTGTACCAGTTGGGCGGCAGCTCGGCCCGTCGGTTGCTGCCTGCCCATCGGCCGCTCATGTGTCGTCGTCCTCGTCTTCGTGGTCGAGTTCGTTGTCCTGGTCGGCTTGCTCGATCGTCGAGTCGAGGGCGACGCGGTCGAGGTCAAGCTGCCTGCCGAACCCGAACGCACTCGGGCTCGGGCTTGGTTGGGGTGCGAGGTCGACGAGGAGTCGGCGCGCGGTGCGCTCGATCTGCCGCAGCAGTCCCGGGTCGTCGCCTTCGGCTCTGATCTCTACCTCGCGTTGCCCGTCGGTGAGCCGTACGCGCATGGGTGACAGCCCCTCTCGGCGGGGTCCGGTTGTGGGGTGGGGCGCGGTGATGGCGGCGCCGGGCGGGGCCGCGTGGGGGAAATGCGAACGCCCCCCGCTGTGTGCGAGGGGCGTTGGCGTAGCTTCTGCGTCCGGGCATAGCGGACTTGCCGACAAGGGTGCGACACGTGATCGTCGGGCGTCAAGTCACGGGCGGGGGCAGAGAGAGCGTGTCGTGCGCTCGCGCGATACCGCCTGCACGTAGCGCTCTCTCAGCAACCCCCACGTACGGGAGTGGAGTGGAGTGGAGCACACGCGCGTGAGTCCCGAGGGAGTCCCCCGGGGACAGAACGGCATGACCTGTGCACTTGCCCGGAGATCACAGACTTTTCGGGGGTGAATCGTCACGGAATCCGTGACGATTCACCGCGGGAAGCGCCCCGATTCCTTGGGCGTTCGTGACCGCCACGACGAGCCCCTTCCGGCCGTTAGAGATAGGGGCCGATCTGCTCGCGCTTCGGTCGCGGCTGCTGCTCGGCCTTCGGCTTGTTGGCGTCGCGAGAGTTGACCGTGCGCACGTATCCATCGGTCGTCTCGAACCCGTGCCGGGTCATCTGCTGGGCCACTTGTACGGCGTTGAGGCTCGGCAGCGCATTACGGATGCGCCGCACTGCATCGGCCTTTGACAGTCCGGCCCCGGCGAGTGCTTCGTCGACGATGCGCTCGGTCCGATGGGTGTCGTCGACCTCGGGCTGCCGCGGCGCATCTGTCGGCCGACCTGCGGGGCCGGGTGCACCCTCGGCAGTCGGCTCGGGCAGTATGGCCGGAACGGGCGCCGTGGTGATGGCTTCGGGCTGCTGCACGGTGATCACGAGGTGCTGCGTAGGGGGCGCCTCGTAGTGATGCGGTCCCGCATCAGCCCGTGTCACCGTGATGCCGCTCGGCCGCGGCACGCGGTCGAGGACGATCGCGACGTCGACCTCGGTCACTTCCTGTCCGTACTGCCGCAGCACGTCGGCGAGTTGCACGAGGGTGAGCTCGGGCCGGGCCTCGTGCATGATCTTGATTGCCTTGCTCGGAGCCATGCCGGTGAACTCGGATGCGAGCAGCTCGCCCGACTCGCGTACCCCGGTGGCGGCCGGCTCGTCCTCGTCGCCGGCGCCGGTCACGTGCGCGACGGCGCGGCGCTTCGTCGCCTCCCACGCTTGTTCGCCGGCGAGCAGCCACCCGAGCCACCCGAACACGGGCCAACGCATCGGGTGCTCGCCGCGCGCGATCCGGTGTCGTGCGCGGGTCGCGGCCCACGACTGGTCGAAGAGCAACAGCAGCCCCGCTGTTGGGGCGGCAAACATGAGCGTCGCCCCGAAGCCGCCGCCGATGTACTCGGCGTGCAGGCGGTTCAAGTACATCGAGATCACCGCTTGCAGTAGCGTCACGAGCCGGGGCCCGAGCGCGCTGCGTCCCTCGCGGACCGCCTCGCTCGCGAGGTGCAGACAGGCGAGCGCGATGCCGTCGAAGCACGCGGCGACGAGCGCGGCGAGGAACCCCGGAACGCCGTACATGTCGTGAGCGACGACGTACAGGGACCATGCCACGATGCCCGCGGCGGCCGGCGAAATGATCCCGAGTGCGATGCGCCACCCGATCCGATTGCGAAAGCGGCTGGTGCGACTCGGTCCTTCGGGGGGTGAGGTCGGATGCGCCCGGCTACGATTCTTCACGGATCGGCCCTCTCGGCTTAGCGGCTATGGGCGGGTCCGCCCCGGCCATATGGCGTCCTCAGCGCCGGCCGGGGCTTTTCCGTATGTAGGCGCAAAGCTAGAACCTGACTTGCCATATGGCAAGTCAGGTGGGGAGAATTCATGCCCATGACCGATGGAGGGGAGGCACCCGACATGGTGTCGTTCCGTGAATGCGCCCGGCGCGTTGTCGACGAGGGAATCGCCCCATCGATGACTCATCAACGCGTGTCGCAGCTAGCGGCACAGCCGGGGTTTCCTCCGGTCGTCCCGGTCGGCCGTTCGAAAGCGGTCGACTGGAACCTCGCTCGTCCCTTCTTCAAGGCTCTCGCCGAGCGAGCAGCGGCTCGGGACAGCCGACGCCGCATCGAGCCCGACGAGCAGTAGCGCACGACCGAACGGACCCCGCCGAAGGCAGATCGGCGGGGTCCCCGTTGCTGCGTGGCGGGCCTATGCGACATCGCGGTTCTTCGCCGCGGCGCGCTGCCGACGCCGGTCCGCGGCCCGCTTCCGGCGACGCGCGCCAGCGTCGAGCGCCGCTTCGAGGGTGGCGAGCTCGTGCGGCTCCGCCCATGTGCGGCGTCCGTCGAGCAGCTGCACCGGGGCGCCGCACTCGATCCCGTTCTCGCACGTCACGGTCGGCGCATCGGTGCCGCCACGGTGCATCGTGAGTGTGGCGCCGCACCACGGGCACGGCCGGTCTTCCATGGGGAAGCCGCGGCGCTGCTCGATGCCGATCGTCCGCTCGATGCGCCGTGCTGCCTCGCGGGCGATACGGCTGATGCGGTCGCGGTGCGCCCCGTTGATGGGCAGGCACGGGCCGGGCTTGTCGGTGAGCCGTGCGAGCAGCCATGCGGCCGCCCGCGGCGCGCTGCGTCCGCCGACGTTGTAGTGCCAGCGCTGCGGGTCTGCCTCGTCACGAGCGGCGAGCAGTGCGAGGTCGCGACCGACCGGGTCGGTCGGGTTCGGCCGGCGCGGCGGGGCGACCTTTGCGCGCTGCACATCGGCGGCGATCTCGTCGGCGACCGAGCACAGCGCGACCTCGACCGATCGGCAGGCGTCGACGACGTGCAGTCGCAGCGGGGCGGGCTGCTCAGCGAGCACCAGGTGCTCGCGCTCGACCGCGGGTGCGGCGACCTCGGCGGCGTCGTGCTCATCGAGGGCGCGAAGGTAGTCGCTGCGCATGGCGGGCGGCCATGGGGCGGGCGTGGTGGTGTCGATCAGGTCTCGCATGTGCTGCCAGTGGTCGAGGACGATCCGAAGGTCTTCCGCGGCGGTACGGGCGGTGTCCTGCATGGTCATCGCGTCCCCCCGCTCTTCGCCGGCTGTGGGGTGCTGTGCGGCATGAACCGGGCAACCTGCCGGATCGCGTTCGCTTCGGCCTGATCCCAGGTGCGGCGTGCGTCCTCCAGCGCGCGGCGGCGCTGGTTCATGAGGTGGTGGTGCGCCTCGACCGCCTCGGGCAGCGACGTCGGCGCATCCTGTCCGAGCTGCCTCTCGATCCGGCCGACCGCTGCGGCGTCAAGAATCGCGTCGAGCTCGATGAAGCGGGCCGCATCGTGGTGCGGCTGCCGGTGCCGCCATGCCCGCACCCCGTCGAGGGCGGCGAGCAGTACCTCGTCGGACACGAGCGAGGGATACAGCGGGGCGAGGATGCACCGGCCAGTGCAGGTGTGCGTCTCGGCGCACTCGGGCCCGCACTTCCTCTCGTCAAGGGCGGTGAATATGTCGGTCATTGGGTCCTCGCAGTGGTACGGGCGGGCGGGGTGAAGGTGTCGATCGGCGGAAGGTCTTCGAGGCGCCGGTGCGGGTCGATCACGGGCGGCCGCCGATTGGCCGGCCGGCCGTAGCCGGCGAGCAGCATGAGCTCGGGCTCGCCGTCGTCCTGGTCGTCGAAGAGCTCGGCGAGCTCGTCGTCGGTCATCTCGTCGAGAGCGTCGAGGGTGTCCTCGTCGAGGTCGCCGGGGTCGAAGTCGAAGGCGCTCACGAGGCGCCGCCCGGGTTGCGGGAGAGCCACGACAGCACGGCGTCGAGTACGACCTCGACGCGTTCCTCGTGCCGGGATGCGATGCACCGGCAGGCGCCCGGCCGATGGCACTGCGGGCACCGGACCGGCTTACCGAGGGCAATGTCGATTACGCGGCGCAGCGCGATCGGCGCCTCGGCGGTCGGGAGCGAGTCGGCCGGGTCCTCGTCGACGAACTCGACCTCGGTCGCGCCGCCGTGACCGTGGACGTGGTCGACGGATATGCGGCCGCGATCCCAAAAGACGATTGAGGGGTGCTCGCCGCGCCACCTGACCGAAGCGGTCCCGTCCGGCCACAGCGCCCCATCGGCGACGATCCCGGTACCGCTCACCCCGGACACGTCGATATGACGGCGCAGGACGAACAACCGGGGCGGGGCGACCGCTTCATCGGGGCGGACGATGCGGGCCCCTACGAACTGCGGGCCGGCTGCGATCTGCTGTGGATTCTCGGCGGTCATTGAGTGATCCCTTTCTCAGCGCTACGCGGACCGCAGGGCGGGCGTAGAGGTGCTCGTGCGGCTTGTGGTGTGCGTCAGCCCCGACGAGGCGCCCAGACGGGCGCACAGCGGCTCGGCGGTGATGTGCCACCCCTGCGCCATGAGTGCGCGGACCGCGCGCCGTGCCTGCGCTTCGGGGGTGGCGTCGGGGAACTCGGCGACGACTTCCTCGATCGACCCGGCGATCACCGCGGCGCACGCGTCGGCGATCTGCCGCTGCTCGGCGTCGCTCATGCGCTCGCCCCCTGCTGCTGCGCGACGAAGTGATCGCGCTGCCGGTCCGGGTGCGTGTTGCCCATGACCCGTTCTCGCCCCAGCGTCTTGCAGGGGCGGTCGGCGTCCGCCCCGCATGTCGGGCAGCGCACGCTGAGCTCGGGCGGTCCGGCCGGCTTGTCGCGCTTCGGGAACATGGCTGCCTTCGCCGCGCGATAGCGGGGGTTCGCCGGGGCCGGCTCGTCGAGCGTCCGGCCGACGCGGGCGAGTTCTGCCCTGACCCGGGCGGGCGGCTCGACACCGGTGACGACCGCTGATCGGTCGGCGCGCAGTGCGAGCACGTACCCGTCGACGTCGTCCGGGTCGGCATCCGGCGCCCGGCGTTCGGCGTGCCGCGCCATCCGGTCACGGGCGACCGTGCGCCACCGTGCCGCGATGTCCTTCGGCATGACCGCCCATGCGCTCTCGGCGTAGTGGCGGCCGACCGCCTCGCCGGCGAACGGATACGGCACGTCGATCAGTGCCGCGGCCCAGAGGCGCACCTGCGCGATCTGCTCGGTCTCGTCGGTCTTGACGACCCGGTCATCGATGAGGCTGATTTCGGCGAGCAGCCTGATCACTTCCTGCGTGTCCATCGTCAGACCTCCCCGGTCTGTTGCATGAGCCGCGCGAGCCCCTCGCGCTGCTGCTGTCCCTTGGTCTGCTGTTCACGCCCTCGCCCGTGGGCGTGGGCACCAGGGTCAAAAGGAACGACGACGCCCGATTCGGTGCGCTCGTTCTCGGCCCACTGCTGCCACCTGCCACCCCACGCGGCCGCGCGGCGCCGGTCGTCGAGCTGCCGGCGGACGAACTTCCGCGTGACGGCGACGAGCTGCTGCTGCGTGAGCTGCTCGCGGCCGGCGTCGGACCGGGCGAGCTGCGCCGCGGCGACGTCTTCCTCGCTCGGTGCCCAATCGGTGGGGATCAGAGAGTGAGCCGGCTCGGGGGCGCGCCCGCTACTACCCGCACCGTTCTCTCTCTCAGCAACCCCCCGCTTAGGGAGTGGAGTGGATTGGAGTGGATCACGCGCGCGTGAAGTCCCGGGGGAGTCCCCGGGGGACATACCCCGTTGACCTGCGTATTCGTCAGAATCGGGGGGAGAAAAAGAATCCGAATCGTCGTCGATTCCCTCGCGATCCGTCTGGGGATCGTCGTCGAAGAGCGACGGATTCCTCGGCGGCCGACCGGGGGCGTCGCCGGCCCCGCCCGACGCCCGTTGCTTGCGCTTCTTGTCCGCGGCCTTCGCACGACGCCGCTCCACCTCGGCGCGGGTCGGGTTCCCGTTCCGGGCGTAGTCGTGCATGCAGTAGTCACCGGCCGGTGGCTGCGGGCAGCTCGGGCAGTCGTGCCCGGTCGCATGCCACAACCCGACGGCCGTGAGCTTCTTGATCTGCGGCGCCGTGCCGTACATGGCAGCGACGAGTCCGGGCACGATGCCATCGGTCAAGTGCTGCGCCACGTAAGAGCCGCACCGCATCCACAGCCCGACCGCAGCGTTACCCGCCTTGATCATTTTTGGGTGGCTGTGGGCGCTGTCGTCGACGTTGAACCATGGCATCGGGTGTACCTCTCAGAGGGTGAGCTGCCCGGCGGGCACGGGCGGGGCTTTGCGGGTCTTACGGGCCGCGGGGTTCCGCGGGGGTGCCACCGGGGCGGTACAGACGTGGTCGATCACGTGCGGGTGCGGGCAGCCGGCGGGGTGCGGACTGCCCGGCCACCGAAGGTCGAGCCCGCCGCCGACGGCGCGCACGCACCAGTCGAGGCGGTTCGGCTCGCACAGCGCGGCGGCCGCGGCCGCGGTCATCTGCTCGGCATCGGCGACGACGTCGAGCGCCGCCCGCCGGCCGACGAGCTGGCGCAGCACGGGAAGGGAGCAGCGGGGGCAGCGCATTCGCCGCGCCCCGTGACTGCCCGCCGCCGGCCGTGTCATCCGTACTGCTCGACTCGGCCGGCACGACGCTTGCGGTCGCTGTGCACCTCGAACTCGCCCTCGGTCGGGTGCGACGCGAGAGCTTCGGCGACGGCTGCCTCGACGTCCCGCGAGCCGGGCCCGAGCTCGTCGAGGGTGCCGTTCATGCGGCGGCGCCGCATCATGGCGCGCATCACCTCGGCGACGAGCCCGGCCTGTTCGTGATCCTGAGCGACCTCGGCGACCGTTATCCGCAGCTTCACCTGCGGGTCTTTGTCCTCGCCTTCGGCATGCCCGACGAACGACTTCGAGGTGAGCTCGACGACGGCGAACACGCTCGTGCCGGGGTTCTCCCACAGTCCCCGGCGCTGCGCCGCTGTGAGCGCCGCCTGTAGCCATCCGGCGTTGCCGTCGACTTTGACCTCGGGCAGCTTGTCGGGGTCGAGGTCGTGCATCGTGATCACTTCCTTTTCTTGCGGGGGTTCTTGCGACGGTGGTCGCGCATGGCGGCCGCCGCCCGTACCTCGTCGAGCGGGCACTCGTCCCGCATGTGGCGCTCGGCCCGAACCGCCATCTGCCGCACCTCGTCGTGACCGACGGCGTCCTCGGCGAGCTCGCTGCACCGACAGTTGAAGTCGCCGGATGCGAGCGCCCGCTTGTGGTCGAGGCGGACCCGCAGCCCGAACCCGGGCCGCGGGTTGCCGATGCTCGGGCCGACGCCATTCACGCCGCACCTTCGTTCCCCAGGAGCAGCGGCACCTCGGGAAGGACACGAGCGAGCAGCAAGCGCAGCGCGGCCTCGGCTTGCAAAGGGACGACGCCGTTACCGAGCGCCTTGAGCCGGGCGTTTCGTAGTGCTGCCTCGCTCATTCCGGGCGCGGCGGGCACCGAGCAGACGTGCCCGGCGGCGAGCCCTTGCATCCACTCCGAGAACTCAGCGGCTAGACGTCCTCGATCGTCAGTTGGCCGGGGGTGAGGGCGCCCGAGGATCGCTTCCCAACGCCGGATCGCGGGTTCGTACTCACCCCATTCAATGTCGGAGTGACTTGGCTGTAGCTCTCGCTCGCCCCGACCCCGTCCGACGCGATAGGCGCCGGCATCAGCCTCGCTGCCGCGCTCGGCAGCGTCAGGTCGCCCGAACTGCCCCGCTGATTCGGTCCGCCCTTCTCCCCATCCGACGCTCTCGGTGTAGGGAGCAGTCGAGTCGCGTCCGTCAAGGTCATTCCCTGCCCGTTGCCGTACGCCGATCCGTCCGGCCGGTAGTTCGCCGTATGTCGAGAGTCGCTCGCCATCGGTGTCGGCAGCAGAGCGACCGCCGTCCGCAAGTCCGGTCCGCCCGTTCCGTGTTTCCCCGCGCCGTTCGTGTCCGACGTGCGCGGTGTCGGCAGCAGTCGCAGCGTGTTCGGCAACTGCCCCGAGTATCCGTCGCCCTTCCAGTCCCGGGCCGCTGGCGTCGGCAGGCCATGCGAGGACGAACTCGCGGAAACGTTCGTGGGGAGCGCCGATCTCCGAAGCGCGTACGCCCGCCCACTCCGCATCGAACCCGACGGTGGCCAGGTCGCCGAGTACGGCACCGAGTGCCCGCAGAAGAGGCTCACTTCCTGCGTACTCCACACAGCACGGGCAGGGCTCCACTCCGCTACGTGCCTTCGTTGAGAGGATGCCGCGAACATTCTCGATCACCACCAATCGGGGCTGTAGCACTGCGATCGCGCGCAGCATGTAGTGCCACAAGCCCGAGCGCGTGCCGATCATGAGTCCCAGCCGTTGCCCGGCGGATGAGAGGTCGGTGCAAGGGAAGCCACCGAGAAGGGCGTCGATCGGCCCGAGGTCGTCGAGCACGCGCTGCCAGTCGATGGCGCTGATTTCGCCGAGGTTCGGCACGCCGGGCCAATGGTGGGCGAGGATGCGCGCGGCGTACTGGAACTTGTCCTCGGGGTCGTACTGGCAGTGCCAAGCGATCTCGCCGCCGAGCACTGCCTGCACGCCGAGGTCGAGCCCGCCGTATCCGCTGAACAGCGATCCAATCCGCAGAGTCACGGTGACACCCCCATGACGTAGCGCTGCCGGTAGGCGTCCGGCCACTTCGCCTTGCAGAGCCGATCGCGCTGCGCCTGCGGCAGCGTGAACAGCGGCATTCCGCACCAGTCGTGAGCAGCCGCGCGCAGCCACCACGCGTCGCACATGTCGCCCCCGCGGCCTTTCGCGTCGAGGTCGCCGGGAAACTCGGCGCCGGCCGCGAGGTAGGCGGCCGCCGCCATGCGGACCTTGTCGGCGCTGCCGTGATCGCACGCGAAGCTCTTAAGCGTCGCGGGGACGATCAGCGCGTACGGCACGTCGGCGTCGACGAGCTCGGCCTTAACGACGCCGTGCACCTGACCGGTGATCCCGGCCGACATGGCGTGCGTCGGCAGATCCTCGACGACGGCGAGGTGCGGCCGGTGCTCGGCGAGCACGGCCCGGATGCGGTCACGGATGACGCACAGCCGGCGGTCGCCCTCCTTCGCCTTCGTCTTGATCCGGAACGTCGAGCCGTCCGGCAGCGCGACGCCCGTGCTTTTCAAGGAGAGGTCGAGCCCGATCACCCGCAGCTCGACCGGGGCGAAGCGCACCTCGTCGAGGGGCGCGAAGGCGCCGGGGGAGAGCAGCCCGGGGACACTCATCACTGGTCACCCGCCGACGTTGTGCGGCACGTCCAACAGGTGTGAGAGCCGTCCTCGTGCATGGCGCTGTACTGCTCGCGTTGGCAGGCGCCGCAGTAAGCCATCGCGCACAACTCGCCGCCGACGGGCGGCTCGTCGATGGCGGGCGGCTCGGCAGTTACCCGGCGCGGGGCGAGGCGCACCGCCCATGTGATCGCGGCCGACGCGAGGACGAGCACAGCGAGGAGGTACGGGTTCGTCATGCCGCACCGCCGAGCGGGGCGATCGGCCCGTACAGCGACCGCACGACGTCGAGGGGCTCACGCCCGTCGCCGTCGGTCGCGCGCATCATCGGCGTGCCGGCCCGGTCGAGCACGCCCGTCCAGCGCCACACGCCGCCCGCGGCGTCGCCCCACTTGAGGGACAGGTCCCACGCGTGCCCGCGTCCGTCCGTCCACACCTTCCGGTCGGTGTCGAGCCGGCTGCCGTGCCCGGTCACCGGCTCGGGTGGCCGGTCGTGCTGCTGCTCGGGCTCGGCATCCGGCGTGCACGGATACGGCGGGTGCGCCGCGATGAGCTGATCGGCGATCGTGCGCAGCACAGCGGCGGCGAGGGCGTCGCACATGCCCGGGTTGATCACCTCGACCTCGCCGGTCTTGTTCATGGTGAGCACGAGGGCGTGCTCGTCGAGGTCGAGCATTCGAATCTTGGGGATCATGCAGCTTCACCCACCCAGGGACGGACCGGCCACGACCCGTCGACCACTGCGGTCCGGTCGGTCTTGCGGAAGTGCGTTTCGAGCCCGGCCGCTTGCTCACGCGCGAGCCGGATTTGCAGGTGATGCAGCTCTTCGAGGTCGAGCCCCTTGAGCTCCTGGAACCGCGGCCGCCGCTCAGTGCGGATCGGCTCGGGCCAGTCACCGCGGCGCATGTGCGCGAGCGTCCCGATCCGGTACGCCACCCGCGCGGCGATCAGCGCGTCGTACTCGCAGCCGTGCGCGTCGTCCTCGACCCACGGCAGTTCGTAGACCTGCGCGAGGGTGACGAGCTGCCGCGCACCCTGTGTCTTCGACGGGCGCTTGCGGTACGGCAGCACGTGCGTGTCGAGCACGCGCGTGTCGAGCACCGGCCACAGCACGTCGTCGGTGAACCGTTCGAGCAGCGTGGGAAGTTCGTGCCGCCGGCACTCGCGGTCGAGCAGTGTGAGGTCGTACGCGACGTTGTGCCCGACGATCGGCACGCCGGTGCCGAGGGCATCGGCGAGGGTCTGCGCGACCTCGTCGACGACGTTCACCGCGGGCGAGCCCTTCGCCCTCGCGTGCTCGGTCGTGATCCCGTGCACCGCGGCCGCCTCGTCCGGGATCGGAATCCCGGGGTCGGCCATCCACGACGACGGCTCGGTACCGGCGCCGCCGCCGAGCCTGATCGCCGCGGCGGTCACGATGCGATCGGCCTCGACGTCGACGCCCGTCGTCTCAAGATCGAAGGCGCACATGCGCCCCATGTGCCAAGGGGTCACCGCGCACCCCCGCCCGGCTGCGCGACCTCGGGCCACGCCGCGGCAGGATGCGGCATCGGTGGCTCGTCGTCCTCGACAACCTCGCCTTCGTAGACGCCCTCGGCGTCCGGGCCGGCGTCGTCCTGGTCGTCGTTCACCACGCCCGTGCGCGGGTCGATACCGGCCTCGACGTCCCGCGAGATCTGCATCAGGTCCCGCGACAGATCGTCGGTGCCGTCGCGCTTGACGTGCCCGGCCCTGTTGGCCTTGTGCCACACCTGCCGTACTTCTTCGGCGGTCCGGCAGCCGCGCGCTTCGGCGAGGTAGTCGGGCATCTCAGCGGGCGCCGCCTCGATCGCCGGCCGGGTGAGCGAGCTCGGGTCGAGCGCGGCCGCCGTCGACAGGGGGCCCGACAGTGCGTGCTTCAACTGAGGCACGGCAGGCACGAGCTTGACGACCGGGAAGGTCTTCGTCTCGCCGTTCTCGACCCGCGTCGTCTGCTCGATCCACATGCGGACCGGCATCATCGAAGCGCCGCCCGTGGCTTGCAGCACCGTGTCGACGCTGCCCGCCATCCCGTCAGCCGCGTAATACGAGTGCGTGTCGAGCCGCCACACCCCGAGGTCGGGCAGCTCGGGCAGCATCACCGAGATACGGCTCGTCGGCCGGCACACCTCGCGCGGCGACCGCCGGTGCCACTCAGGCCCGTACCGAGCGAGGCAGATGCACGGCTGCCCGCTCTTCTGCTCTCGCTCGCCGTCGCAGCGGCGCACACAGCCGCCGCCACCCCACATCTCGTACGCCTGCGACAGCGGGTCGCCCGAGGGCATGATCGCTCGGATCTCGCGCGCCCGGGTGATCACGCGGAACTGTTCGATCTTGCTCCGCTGAGGGGTCCACGGCTCGACGTCGCCGCCCCACTGCTCGGCGGCCGCGGCGACGTAGTCGCGGCTGTGCGAGGTGAAGATGAACGTCTCGGACCGGACCGCGCGGGCCCGCTTCTTCGGGTCCTCGTTCGGCACGCTGTAGCCGGTACGGATGCGACCGAGCTCGACCGCCTGCTTCTTCATGGTCATGATGCGCGAGCCCATGTCACGCCGCCTTTCGGGGATTTGCGCCCGGTGCCCATGGCGGCAGAACCGTCGGGTACGCGTTGGGCGCGTTGTGCAGATGCCGGGCGCTGCGCAGCGCACCGAGAAAGGCCCGGTACACCGCGCGGTCGCTCGGCAGCTCGACCAGCCGGTAGCCGCGGGGGCGAATGTTGAGCACGGCAGTGCGGCGTGGCCGCGGCGCGGGAACCTCGGAGTCGTCCGCGAGCAGCGCGACGGGGGCGTACTTGTATGCGGCGAGTTGGTAGGGCTGCTCGGCGTAGACCGTCGTCGCCGGCTTCTTCGCGCTCGTCTTGTAATCGATCAGCCACAACTCGCGGCGCCCGCCCGGACCGGTCGGCAACCACAGCCACAGATCGCCCGTGCCGGCGTAGCCGTGCTCGCGATCGAGCACGGTCGTCTCGACCGCCTCGACGTCGCGCTCGAAGTCCACGCGCCACAGCCGGAAGAACCGGGCGAGCTGCCGCGCGTACGGCTCGACCTCGGGATCGGCCGGGTACGGGGAGCCGATCACGATCGAGTGCGCGCGGTGATGCACGCGGGTGCCGAGGTTCGACGCCCGCTCGCGGTTCACGTTCGGCAGCGCGACGAGTTCGCGCCGCAGCCGGGTCGGCTCGGTCCGGGCACGGCGGGCGACCTCGATCGGGTTCGCGATCACCGCGTCGGCGACGAGCCCGGCGCCCCACGGGACGAGCGCGGGCTTGTGCACCGACGAGCCGGTGACGTTCGTAACCGAGATCAGGTCCGGGCCCCCGGCGGGGTCGCGGTAGTAGCGGCCCCGCTCGGTGGCGACGGAGTTCTTCGGGGCGGTCACCGGGCGCTGCCTTCGCGTTCATCGACCAGGGCGCGAACGGTCTCCGGCAAGATCGTGAAAATGGCGCCGCCGATCCGCATGCGGGCGCCGCCCATCTCGTCGACGAACTGCTCGACGAGGCTGTCTCGCTCGTGCTCGGCGTAGCCGGCGCCGTCGAGGTGCCGCTCGTTCTCGGCGGCGACGCCGAGCTCTGCGATCCTGGCGAGTTCGGCGTCGATGCCCTCGGGGTCGTCGGCGTAGTTCTCGGCGAGCTGCCGCACAAGGCTCTCGACGAGGTCGGACACGTCGAGTTCGGCACCGAGCGGCGTCCGGCGAACGCTGATACGGAAGGCGCCGGGAATGATCGTCTGCCGCCGATACCGCACCTTCGCGGCGAGGTAGCGAAGTCGGTCGCGTGTGGTCAGTCGCACGTCGAGTCGTCCTTTCGCGTACGGGAGTTGCGTGCACGGGCCGTGTCGAAGGCGCCGGCGAGCATCAGCAGCAGCGCGGCCCCGACGCCCCAGCCGAGGGCGTCGAGCAGCTCGCGGAAGTCGGCGGCGGTCATCGGGCGGCCGCTGCTTCGAGGGCGGCGTCGGTCGAGGTGCCGTGCACGGCGTCGGGGTTCGTGCTCACGGGGTCACCGGCCGGCGAACTTCGGTGAGCACGTCCTCGCCGTCAACGACCGCGACGTGAACGCGAATCGCCACGGTCGAGCCGTCGGCCCGGGTCGGGGTCTTTGTGTGCAGCGACCACAGGGCGACGGCGTGGGCGCCGGCGCTGCGGTGAACTTCGCCGCCGAGCGTGAACATCCACCGACCGAGATCGCGCGTGTCCGTCACGGTGATGTGCACGGCGTCGGTGCGCGGGGTCATGGTCGGGGCGGGAAGCGAGAGGTAGTCGAGCATCGCGGCGACGGCGAGCTCGTTGCTTGCCTTCCGGTCGAGGTCGGAGAGCTGCCGGGGGCGCTCGATAGGCTGCGCGCTCAAGGCGAACCGCCTCACTTTCTGCATGCTGGGTGCGGCGCGAGCCGATAGGGGCGGTCCGGATGCCGGTCCGGGCCGACCCCGACCCGCGTCGGGGTTCTTAGGCGGCAGCGCGCTCGCTCTTGCTCGCCGCGTACTGCGCGAGCTCGTCCCGCGTGCGACGCCGCTTCGTGGCCTTCTCCGCGTCGCTCTTCGCCCGCCGGGCCTGCGCCGACTTAAGAGCGAGCTCGGTGTAATGCGCCTTCCGCAGCGACTCGGCGACCGCCTCGATCTGCGCCTCGCTCGCGTCGGGGTGCATCTCGCGCGCCTTGTCCAGAAAGCGCGTGTGGTGGCTTGCCTTACGGGCGGCGGCGGTACGGGCCGATCGGTCCGTCGTGCCCGCCCAGCTCTTGTGAGCTGCGAGCCGCATCTGCATCGACCGCTCGTTCGTGTTCATGCCGTTTCCCTTCATCGACGCCCTCGCCCATGGGCGTGGGCAGTGGCTTAAAAAAGAGAGCCCCCTCGTGCACGCTGAGCTCGCCACAGATGCGGCGCGCGATTTCGGGTGTGACAGTGGTGCGCTCGCCGGACAGCAGCGCGTGAACCTTGCTCTTCGAGATGCCGACCTGCTCGGCGAGTTCCCTTATGGTCAGGGGTCTGCCGAGCGGCGCCCAGTGCATCAGCAGCCGCAGCAGTTCGCTATCGGTCAGGTGAAGTCGGGCAGGGGTCATGGGTGCCTCCGTCGAGCTGCCCACGATCGTGGGCAGCCCCACTAAAGCACACCGCTTGTGCGGTGTCCACGATCGTGGGCAGCTAGCAATTTCGACAGAATCCGGCCCGAGTTGAACCTGTGACCCACGAGCCGCCCGCGATCGTGGACAATGGCATTCGAGCGCACCATTGTTGCGTTCCCCGACCAGCATCTTTACGCGTCATCCCCTGAGCGGGGTGTGGACCTATGTGTTCGGAGAGGCGGAGGTTATGCCCGAGCAGCGCGACGCACTCACCGAACTCGTGAAGCAGCACGTCGGCACCGGGAAGCGTTGGAGTACGCGAGAGTTCGCTGCGGTCGCTGTGGACCCCGAAACCGGTTGGGCGCCCGGTAAGAGCCTCGTTGCGAAGATCGTCGGCGGGCAGAACTACACCATCACGCCGAAGCTCGTTTCGGCGCTCGCGGCTGGCCTTGAGCTGCCGCGCGAGGTCATCGGCGCGGCTGCGCACCTCCAGACGATCGGGTATACCACCGAAGAGCTCACCGGCGACGCCCCGGCAACGCTGCTGCGCACTATCGGCCCGGTCGCCGGCTCGGCCGAGAAAGCTCGCGCCGTCGCCGATCGTTGGGAAGCTGAGGCGGCGGTCTCTACCGACGGGTAACCGTCAAGATCCTTTTATCACTGAAGAGTCACGATCGAAGATGACGCACTGCTACAGGTGTTACCCCTGCGCACACGGGGACAGAACCCGTACAGTGGCCTGACCTCGCGCGTTCCGAACGCCTGTGCGATCCGGTATGTCCGGGTGCCGAGCGGGTTAGGGGGTCAGGTGGCGCATGTCCGTGTCGAGTCGGTGGACCTCGACGAGGGGATACCGATGCTGTACCGGGATTGCGGTACACATGTCCGGCTCGCACATGACCCACAGCAGATCGACGAAGCCGCAGCGCTCGCGCTGCTCTGCGTGCACGTGCCACGGCTCGTCGGGAACCTCGAAGTTCAGCGGCTGAGCACCTAACCCCCCACGCGCCCGCCGCCCGTGACGTCCTGGTACCGGCTCAAGAGAGCCGGTCGCCGGGGCTCAACCTTTTATGGGCCATCCGCGCCCGCTCGGCGCCGGCCGACGCTGCGTACCGCGAGAGCATTTGTCGGGATTTCCATCCTGTGATGCGCATGAGGTCGTCTTCATTCCCGCCGCCGACTTTCCACTGATGTGCGAAGGTGTGCCGGAATTGATGCGGGTGAAGCGGCTCGATCCCGGCTTGTGCGCACCGCCGCTTGAGCATTGTGCCCACGCCCCAAATGGTGATTCTTTGTCCCTTGTTGCGGTCGCCCCACCAGAGCCACATTTCATCCTCCAGCGGCTTCCCCTTGTGCTTCGCGGCCGCCCGCAGGTAGCGGTCGAGGGCGGTCGCGGTCGCCCGGCCGAACGGGACACTGCGCACCTTGTTGTTCTTGCCGAGCACCTGCAACACCATCAGGTCGAGGTCGAGATCGGACACGCGCCGGTTCGTTGCTTCTGATAGCCGCACGCCCGTGTCGAGGAAGAGCATCAGCAGCGCCGTGTCGCGCCGATCCGCGTACGTCTTGCCCTTGCACGTCTTGAAGAGCTTCGTCAAGGCGTCGTCGCTGATGACGGGCACCTCGGCCTCGGGCAGTGTCGGGGGCTTCATCGTCCGCATGGGGGACCGGTCGAGCTCTTCCTCGTCCACCATCCAGTTGAACATTGTCTTGAGGCTGCGGAAGTGCTGATGTGCGTTGCTCGCCGACGTCCGCTTGAGCGTGGCTGTGATGTACGCCTCGACGTGCTCGCGGTGAATCTTGTCGAGGTCGGCCGGTGCCGGCCGGCCTTCGGTCCCGTCGTCGTCGACGGGCGGCCGGTAGCCGCTCTCTTCATCGAGCAGGAACTCGCCGAACTTCGCCGCGGCGTTGGCGTAGATGCGGATCGTGTTCTCAGAGAGGTTCCGGGACCGCAAGGAGCGGACCCATGAGGCGGCCATAGGGGCGAGGTTGTACCGCGCGTCTGTCAT